GTGCCACAGGCGCTACAGGCGCACAAGGTGCAGCAGGTGCACAAGGTGCCACAGGCGCTACAGGCGCACAAGGTGCAGCAGGTGCACAAGGTGCCACAGGCGCTACAGGAGCACAAGGTGCAGCAGGAGCTCAAGGCGCTACAGGCGCTACAGGAGCACAAGGTGCAGCAGGTGCACAAGGTGCCACAGGCGCTACAGGAGCACAAGGTGCAGCAGGAGCACAAGGTGCCACAGGCGCTACAGGCGCACAAGGTGCAGCAGGTGCACAAGGTGCCACAGGCGCTACAGGTGCACAAGGAACAGCAGGTGCACAAGGTGCCACAGGCGCTACAGGAGCACAAGGTGCAGCAGGAGCACAAGGTGCCACAGGCGCTACAGGAGCACAAGGAACAGCAGGTGCACAAGGCGCTACAGGAAGAACGGGAGCACAAGGAACAGCAGGTGCACAAGGCGCTACAGGAAGAACGGGAGCACAAGGAACAGCAGGTGCACAAGGAGCCACAGGCGCTACAGGAGCACAAGGAACAGCAGGAGCTCAAGGTGTCACAGGCGCTACAGGCGCACAAGGTGCAGCAGGAGCTCAAGGTGCCACAGGCGCTACAGGCGCACAAGGTGCAGCAGGTGCACAAGGTGCCACAGGCGCTACAGGAGCACAAGGTGCAGCAGGTGCTCAAGGCGCTACAGGAAGAACAGGCGCTACAGGAGCACAAGGTGCAGTAGGTGCACAAGGTGCCACAGGCGCTACAGGAGCACAAGGTGCAGTAGGTGCACAAGGTGCCACAGGTGCTACAGGCGCACAAGGTGCAGTAGGTGCACAAGGCGCTACAGGAAGAACAGGCGCTACAGGCGCACAAGGTGCAGCAGGTGCACAAGGTGCCACAGGCGCTACAGGCGCACAAGGTGCAGTAGGTGCACAAGGTGCCACAGGCGCTACAGGAGCACAAGGTGCAGCAGGTGCACAAGGTGCCACAGGCGCTACAGGAGCACAAGGTGCAGTAGGTGCACAAGGTGCCACAGGCGCTACAGGCGCACAAGGTGCAGCAGGTGCACAAGGCGCTACAGGAAGAACAGGCGCTACAGGCGCACAAGGTGCAGCAGGTGCACAAGGTGCCACAGGCGCTACAGGAGCACAAGGTGCAGTAGGTGCACAAGGTGCCACAGGCGCTACAGGCGCACAAGGTGCAGCAGGAGCTCAAGGCGCTACAGGAGCACAAGGCGCAACAGGAGCACAAGGAGCCCAGGGTGCAACAGGTAGAACAGGCGCAACAGGAGCCCAGGGTGCAACAGGAGCAACAGTTCCATATAATATTAATCTTCAAGCAATACCTGTGTTTCCTTTTTCATCAGGGTTACAACCTGAACTATATTACTCAATTGCTTTTTCTGAACCAGGTTGTATTATTACTGTTCCTCCTTTATTTCAATGTACTACAATTAATTATGAATTTGCGTTGTATGTATGTGGACGAAATGCTTGTCCTGCAACTTTCTCAGATGCAAAAGCAACTCATAATACTCCGTTGAACAATGAAGTTTGTAAAGCACATACTGGTGTACCACTCGATTATTGTACTGATGGTATTGTCACACCGTTTAACCGTTATTTTTGTTGTATTATCGGAGGACCTGGTGGTCCTCCCTTTGAAGATGCATTTATCGAATGGTTTTATTATATAGAGACAAATAATGCGGCGCAGGCTTATGTTACTGGTAAATTTACTTTTATGGCAAACAAAAATTATATTAAAAATGTGTGGGATGCGCACGGGTACCCAGGACCAGTAGGTAATGGTATACCTCTTTTCAACCCGTCAAATCATAACCAATAATAATCAATAAACTTAAAATAAATAAATAAAAGTGAATAAAACGTTTTATTTATTTATTTATTGTCATATTTAATGATACTTCATAATCTAAACACTCAATTTTATTAATGATAATCCTTCTCAAATTCTGCATATTTTGTCGTAATGAAATTATAAAATTTTCACTATTATTATTAGAAATTAGTTTTAATAATGAAATGTGATATATTTGTTCAATATGCTCTATATATGAGTTATCAGCATACTTATTTTTAATAAAATCAATTGTATATAAGGAATCATTATAATTTTTATTTTTTACAAATGTATTATTAATAAATTTATGGTAATCAATTAAACAAATAATTAACTCATTACTGCTACTTGTTGCTAGTTCTAAGTTATAATTTTCTAAAAAAGTATCCCCATTATTATTTGAACAACTCATACAAAATGGCATAATAGATTTTATTTTAAGTAATAACTCTTTTGTATTTTTTTTTTGATTATCACTTGGATTTTCTGGATATATAGTTGAAAACGAATGTAATAAATGCCAAATAACATGGTAACATCGTGTTTTAATAATATTTGAGAGTAACAATCTTTTAAAATTAGATATTACAGTGGAATCATTATTAATTGAATTACATAATAATTGGTTTAATTCGTTACTAACTTGTTCCATAATGTATTTAATATATTAATAATATATTTTAAAATAATTTAAAACTTTTACCAAATATATTAATAAACATGGATTTAATATACAAGAAAGATAAAAATGGTAAAGATATATTATGCAATGAAGATGAAAGACACCAAATCATGATGGAATGGGAAAAACCTTATATGGAAAAATCAATTGAACTCTTGAATCCGTTTGGTAAAGTATTGGAAATCGGGTTTGGATTGGGATACAGTGCAACAAAAATATGCAGTTTCAAAAATGTCAAAGAGTATAATGTAATAGAGTGCATGCCGATTGTATGGGAAAAATTTGAAGAATTCAAAACTGAACAACAAATTGCAAGACCTGAACTAAAAATAAATTTAATAAAAGGTAGGTGGGAAGACGTTTTACAGACGACGGAAACATTTGACTCCATATATTTTGACGACTATGTGTTGAATTCAGACATGGATATAGGTAATAGAAGAATGATAAAAGATAGGTTTTCACATTTTTTACAGAAAGTCTTGCAAAATCATACAAGAATTGAGACTAGAATATCTTTTTATTCTGGTGTAAATTGTATAGAAATGTACAAAAATATAACTTGTATACATGTAGAATGCAGCGAATATAAAATAGAGATTCCAGGCGATTGTAAATATGCAAAAGGGAATAAAATGTATATTCCAATTATAACAAAGACGTCAAATGCAGAACTTGATTTAAAAGATAAATTAATTCCCGCTAATAATGTCAATAATATGCAGAAAATAAATCCGGAAATTCATGAAGAAATAAAAAAAGAAATTGAAATACACACCAAATATAAAACATTGTTTGATGATATACAAGTTCGCAGTCCGTCGTGCGGATTAATTGTTATTGATAATTTTTATAAAAATCCACACGAAACGAGGAAATATATTTTAACCCAAGAGTTTTCTGTTCGTGGAAATTATCCAGGGCAAAGAACTATTTCATACGCGACTCAGCATTTGAAAGACATTATTCAAGGATATGTCATGCCGTTTGGTGGAAAGATTACAGATTTTCCAATTCCAGATAAAACAACAAATGCGAACATTTACAACGGGTCTTTTCAATACACCACTTCTCGAGACAGGTCTTGGGTTCATATTGATGGTTATAATAACTGGGGCGGAGTTTTGTACATGACTCCGAATGCGCCGCTATCATCAGGAACAGCATTTTACAAGTTCAACGACGGAGCAGAGTGTCAACGAGACCAAGATATTTTAGAAAATAAAACCCAAACAGACACATTTAGTCAAGATATGACAAAATGGCAACTGGTGGATCGAGTGGGGAATGTTTTTAACAGGCTCATATTATTCAATTCCAAGCGATTTCACATGTCGATGGATTACTTTGGTGATTCAAAAGAAAATGGAAGACTTTTTCAAGTGTTTTTCTTTTCAACCGAAAAATGATTTATGACGGTTCCTTTTACCCCCTCCCTTGTTCAAAAGGGATAATCTGCGAAAACCTTTTTGAATAAAATTTATTTTTATATAATTGTGAAAATGATTGTGATATAATAATAATTAACCTAAACAATTTAAACCCATGGTTAGATATATTGTAAATAGTTAACGCATTGTGTAAAAATGCCATCCATTGTCATCGTTGAAAAGAATGGTGATTTGAAAGTACGGGAATATAAAAGCACAAATACAGACGAATTGTATAAAAAATGCAATTTAAAAAAATCGGAAGGATTTGATAAAGTTACGGAATGGGGATATTCAAAAAAGGGCGATGGTCGGGTTACAGTTGAATTATGGGCACGAAGTGAAGGTCAGGCAAACCAAGAGAATAAATATGATTTTCCACCACCTGTGGATTCTGAATTATTTTTTGGAAGTTGTGCACTTTTGTTGAGAGATTCAAATATGAAAATTATTGATTTGACAGTTGAAAAATGGAATAAAATATATGAGCATTTATTTGGTGGGTTTGAAACACTTGCAGACAATGCGGATGAAGATGATGAAGAAGAAGATGAGTTGGCAAATGTTCCATCAAGTATGAAGACAAAGGATGGTTATTTGAAAGACGGTTTTATTATTGAAGATGCATTAGAAGATGCTGATCCCGATGCTGAAGAAAATTCAAGCGATGATTCTGAAGATGATTGCGAGTCGGAAGGGGATGAAAGTACTGTGTCGACAGACGAAGAGAATGAAGACGATGATGAAAGTAGCAATAGTAGTGATGATTCTTCAGAGCTTAATTCCGAAGAATATAATTATTCAGATGACGATAATGATGAAGAAACGAAATAAAAAATATGAATAAAAAATATGAATAAAAAATATGAATAAAAAATATGAATAAAAAATATGAATAAAAAATATGAGTAAAAATAGTAATAAAAATAGTAATAAAAATAGTAATAAAAATAATAGTGTTTACATAAACAATAACAATCAATAACAATATATAAAAAAATTGAATATAAAAATATATATTGTTATAAGAGTAAATACCTAGACCGCCACCAACAGACCACCATCACAAACCATTCTATAAAATGATTCCAAAAAATCCCGACTCTTTCAGACGAAATATACAAAAAAAATTATCAGAAAAAATTGGAGACGAAACGGGGAGCATTGGGCTAAATCTGGAGAAAGGAATTTTTAATCGAACGCTTTTAAAAGCAGGAGAAATGAATATTGTAAAAAAATGGGACAATATCTATTTTGTTCAGCTCTACACAGACTGGTTGAAGTCCATTTGCATTAACCTTGAAAATAAAGACGTCATGGATATGGTGAGAACAAAAAAAATCAAAGCTCACGAACTTGCATTCATGACGCATCAAGAAATGAATTCGAAAATGTGGAGCAAAATCATTGAGGATAAAAAGAACAGAGATAAGAATAGGTATGAATTGAAGATTGAAGCGTCAACTGACTTGTTTACTTGTCGCGCTTGCAAGTCAAACAAATGCACATATACGCAACAACAGACGCGTTCGGCAGACGAGCCAATGACAACTTTTGTCACATGTCTCGAATGCGGTAAACGTTGGAAGTGTTAATTGATTGTCATTATTTATTCTTCATTTAAATCCTAAATTTATAATTTATTTTATTTTTTTTTATTTTTTTTTATTTTTTCTAGTTTTACTTCGATTACCATATTTACAAAATTGTTTTTGTGAGAAACCTCTTGGTCGATTACAATTTATACTTTTTTTGTATTTTAAACTCCATTTTCCTCCGACTAACTGTTTCATTACAAATAAAATAAAATAATTAATTATAATATCTACGTATAATATAAAATAAACAATTAATAATAAAATACATTTTTTTCAATAATGAACACTAGAAAGTTATTTTACGTGACGTTGATTATTTCTGTGTTGGTTCAAATTATTACTGGAATGATTGAAGGGTGGACGGTATTAAGTGTGAACGTTCCATCGCAATATACTATTATAAAGGAACTTTTATATTTGGAACTGTTTGTTCAGGCAATTGAAGGTTTATTTTACATTTGGCTAGTTTATAACTTCACTAGTGTAATAAACGTAACTCCAAAACGGTATATTGACTGGTCAATTACAACCCCAACAATGTTGACTACATTGATTTTTTATTTGATTTATTTGAGATACAAAAATGAAAATATGGATACGACAAAATTGCAATTTTATAATTTACTACATGATAATGCAAACACATTGTCAAAGATAGTATCTTTGAATTGGTCAATGTTATTTTTTGGATATTTGGGAGAAATGAAAATATTGTCGACTGTATCAGGTGTTGTATTAGGGTTTGTTCCATTTTTAATGTATTATTACATGATTTATCAAAAATATGCAATTAGTAGTGGACCACTAGGAATAAAATTATTTTGGTATTTTTTCTTTTTCTGGTCATTGTATGGTGTTGTTGCACTACTACCCTATAATTTGAAAAATTCTCTATACAATATCTTAGATTTATTTGCAAAGAATTTTTTTGGGCTTTTTTTGAGTTACATTATTTTACTAAAAAAATATTAACAGTATTCTTTTTTTTTTATTCTTTTTTATAATATTGTATTTACACTCTTGAATACTTATTCACAATACCCACTCATAAAATTCATTCATGAAAAGTGTAGGATAAATAAACTCGTCTTTTGCTCGTTGTGCTTTAATAAATAGTGACTTGTCTCCAACGACGTAAAATGTTGTTTTACACCTTGATATTGCCGTGTAAACTAATTTTTTGGAATTTTTATTCATTAAGCAAAAGTTGTGCGCAGGAGAAACAATAAACACGATTATATTTCTTTGCAATCCTTGCATTTTATGTACACTGCTTATGTAAAAAGGCATGAATGCGTCTCTAACATCTTCGACTGAGAGGTCCGTTTCGTCTGTTTCTCCATCGTATTTGACTGTATAAGTGTAGACAGTTTCATTTTTTCCATACTTATTTTTCATTTGTTTTACAGTCTCATGAATAGTGCCAACATCACCATTCACGCGAACATTTTTTTCATCCTTGTAGTCATTTTCAGTTCTTATAACTAAATCATTCTCGTGAAAAATGTGCGTGTGACCATTTTCGTAACGTTCCACAAACAATTTTTTGCCATGTGGATTTTTTATTTTTTGAATTATTGGGTTGAGAGCGAATACTCCACCATTTTTTTCTCGTTGAACAGACATTGTGTGAATGTCGAATTCCTTGTGAGGAGTCGTCGTCGTCACTCCAGGTGTAGTCATTTGCAAACGGTGCTGATAATGCTCTTTTTCATATATTTCTGTAATTACTCTCTCGAAATCTTCAGGCGTTTTTGCTTCAATGAAATGAGAATACGCATTATCGAAATCGTCAAAGTGAACGCCATTTTCCGTGTTCATTTTTTCAATAATACTTTTCAGGTTTCCTTCTTGTCGCTTTATATTTGTTAAAATGGTCGTGTTGAAAATCTTGGATTTTATAATAGATTCGAAAGGAGTTCCTGCGCTAATCGGCGGAAGTTGTTTCACGTCTCCAATCAAAATGAGGGAAGAACGAAAGCATTCGCATGCAGACAGGAGTTTTTCAAACAGGAACAAATCAACCATTGATGATTCATCCACAATCATAATTGTCGGTTTAAATTCACCTTTGTTGAATGTAAAATTGAGGGCTCGATGTAAAGTTGAAAACATGACTTTATCATCAAATTTTGAATCATATTTACAATATACTTTAAGGTTTTTTTGTGCTAGTCCAGTTGGAGCCATGACAGCAATGGAACTTCCCATCTCAAGTTGATAACCCATGATACAGTCAACAATTGTGGACTTTCCGGTGCCCGGAGGGCCAGTAATATTGAACAGTTGCATATTATTCAAACGACATCCCCTTTTGATTGCTTCAATTTGTTCTGGTTCAAATTTGAAGGCTTCTTTTTTATTGCTATGTTGTTTGAGTGTATATTTTTCAATGTAAGCATCAATCGCTGCGTCATTTTCTTTGGAGTAAATTTCTTCTTTTTCATGGTAAAACAGGTTTGCAACTTTGTCTGATAGTTTTATTTCAAAGTCAATAAATTCTTGGGTTGTAAAATAAGACGTGGTTCCAAATATCTTTTCAACAATGAGCTTACTGTCTAATAAGAGCGACTGTGCTGCTGAATTCCCACTACGCAGTTTGAATTCTTTATTAAACTCCATTTCGAGTTGACCGGTCTCGGATTCAGGAATATACAGTTGATTATTTTGTTTTGCCATAAAGTAGTCATAGATCCACGCACGTACTCGCTTGTCCAGTGGAGGAATTATTTTTTTTTCATTACAAATGTCCATAGCATTCTTGTAAGATATAAACTGGTTTTCAAATGTTATAAAATCAAAGGGATTCAAAAGTAAATACTCGATTGGAAAACTATTTTTTGACTTTGAAGTGCAAACTTTTACGTGATGAAAGTATCGGTAAAGTTTTTTTGGTTTTACCTTGCATGTTTCAACAATTTCTTTTAGTGTCTTTTTTACTGAATCTTGTCTCGAGTTGACGAAACGATTGTACTCCATTTTCACAATAGAGTCATGATCCATAAATCCTTGTGTTTTCGCATATTTCGTCACAACAAAATAGTCCTTACAGTCCTTACCTTCAAGTCTCGTTTTTCTTTTTGCCTCAGACACGAGGTCTTTGTATACACCATTGTGATGAATTTTATAGTATGCTTTAAAGTATGACTCACAGAGCGAGTCAATCACTTCTTCTTCTTTCGTTTTTGTATTTTGTTGTTTTTTCACACTGTTAGTATCGGTCGGAGCGGTCGGAGCAGCAGCATCAGTGGTAACAGCAGCATCTGGAGGAGCAGCGGCAGTAGCAGCTTCACGTTTTCGTTTGAATAGTCCAGGAGTGACGGTTGGAGATGACTTTGTGTTCAAGGGAAAGAACATAGAGGGTAATAATTGTTGTACTTTTTCTGTTTTTTTTTGTTTAGAAGAATCGGCTCTCAGCATGTCACGTTTATATATATTTTACATTTGTTATAATAAAAAAATCAATTTTTATTATAATAATTTTTTAATATAACTTTTTATAATATCGCAAAATTAAATAAAATAAACAAGTAAAAGTATAATAAATTGATAAATCAAATAAATCAACAAATAATTTCAAGGTCTTGCAATCTCCACAGTTCAGAACTACCGTTGGGTAAAGGGCGCCGAATAATAAATGGCAGTTTTTTATGTTCCAGTTCCAGCTGCGCAATAATGTACCCGTCGATGATTGTCGGATTCACATCAACATAAGGTTTCGCGCCTTCATTTAGTTGTTTTGTTCGAATTCCTAAAACTCTTGTTTTTTCGTACTTTGTTAAAAATGGTAGTGTTTTGTGATATGGGTCAATGATTGTTCCTGCATCATTTCTAGTGACGCGTGACATAAATTCAGTTTCTTCATTATTGTAAGACAAACTTTCAGGGTGAAAAGATGCAATGTAATTTTTTTTCAGTTCATTATCGAATTTTTGAAGATGATTTTCGTCGTCGTCATCATCGTCATCATCGTCATCGTCGTCGTAATTTTCATCATCCTCATCAACTGATGACTCAAATGAAACCACTCCTTCTCCTTCTTCTTCAACATCAACGTCTTCTCTCTGCCGCTTATTTTCTTTTTCTTTTCCCTGCCCTCCTTGCCCTCCTTGCCCTCCTTGCCCTCCTTGTCCTTCTTGACCTTCTTGTTCATCATATATGTCCGACGTCGCGTCTGAATCTGATTCTCCTCCTCCTACTATTTCCATTCCACCCCCTGACAATGTTGAATCATCAAAATGTACGCTACCATTTTCGCTACTACTGTCAAAACTGGTATCAACATCAGTATTGGGCTCAGAGTCCATTTTTTTCATGTCTTGCATTTGTTTTGCTTTTGTGAAATGTAAATGTGTCTATATTACATATATAAAATTAAATATTTCTATTTCAATTTTTTATTTTATATATAAATAAATAAAAATAAAAATATAAAATGACTTTTTTGAATATTGAAAACCATGAGTAAATATGTGTAAAGCTAAAAAAATAAATATGCTTCAGATAAATTCAACAGTATGACCACCCAAATTAAAAATGTAATACATATACATTGTAAATATTTTCAAGATGCGTGATGATACTGTTCAGTGTTCCACGTGTGTTTACAAGTTGTGCACATGTAGACGAATTTCAAGTTTGTGTCATCGTATCTAATGTATAAAACAGTACATGGAACATCAAGCGTTTTATTTGTCTCGCATTCCAAGTTGGGACACTTCATTGTGTTAATTTGAGGTAGTGTTGGGTCTAAATGTGTATACTCGTTGACAAAATTTGATAGTCGACTTTCTGTTTGTTTGAAAAATGTTTTTGAAACACAAACACTGGTGTCTGAGTTCTGTTCTTCGTTTCCGCAGTTTCTGCATTTATTGATGAGTATTTTTGAGGTGACTTCTTTTTCTTCTTCTGAAACGGCAGGAGCATCTGCCATTGTAATGTAGTACATGTTTCCGCATACTTTACAAAATTGCATTTTTCAACGACGTTTTGTGGTAGTTGTTGTTGTGTATCTGTGTATCTTGTATATAAATAGTTATGTTATTTTATATTCAATTTAATTATTAATATATATAGTAAATATGTTAATAATTAAAAAAATATTTAAATATAAAAATATGTAATAAATATTGATTTCATTTTTAAATGATTGTTAATTTTTCAAAGAGAGATATCAACTGTGTATAATCAATCTTGAATCCAAATAAATAAAGAGATGAGTGCACAATTTCAGGGTGAAGTATGCGTTCCTTATTTTCTTGCAGTTTTTTCATTATAATGTCTTTATTTTCAAGGTAATGCGCCTTCATAATTGAATAAAAATAGTCTATATAGTCCTTCTCTTTTATAGGTATGTATTTGCCGAAGTTTTCAATGCTGCATAAAAGTTCGTAAATTGAAAAAGAATAATTTCGGAATTCAACAAGATTGTGATAGTTACAAAAGTCAGGATTTTTTTTTGTTATACCCGGTTCATGTAAAATGGGTTCATTATCCATAATAGAAACCAGAGTTAGTAATACGGAAGAAATTGTTTGACAACCGCTCCATTTCTCTCCACGCCACGTATTCAAAATGTCAACACAAACCTTACCAGTTTTGTAAAAATTTGGATGAAACCGTGTAGTTCCATCGTTTGTGTAATAATGAAGAACGGGAGGTGAGTGAGGATAATCAGTTGGAAATACGAATTTAAAATAATAATATCCATTTCGATAGAGTGAGTCCTTAGGACCAATAATTAATGCCCAACCCTCTAATATGTCAGTTTCGCTGTGTTTGTAATATATTCCTTGGTCATGTAGCGGCGTTTTTATAATTTGGCCAATGTCTTTTAACAGACGCTTGACTGCATCTTTTGAAATGCTAATGGGTTTTACATCACTTGCCGTCGTAGCGCTCGTCGTCATTGTTGGTAGTGCTGAATTGTCAATAGCTTCGGTGGCTGCTTTGTCTTGTGTTTTTTTACAAGATGTCATATGATTCTGGAGAGAAGCGTCTAAATATCTACATATGAATACATTTAAATGTTTATATCATATTCATAATTATAAAAATATAAATTTATGAGTATCTAACCTTCATACCTTGTAAAAAAATAAATACATAATTATGTAAAAAATATGAAAAAACACTTTTTATATTTTTTTAAAAATTGATTTTTAGGGATAAGTGGATAAACAATAAATAAAAATTGAATTAAACTTATCTCAATATATAGTATTAACAATGGCAATGGCAAAAGTAAATGTCAAAGCAACTTATAATTTTGCATCATATTTGTTGTCATTATATATAAAGGAAGGTGAGAAATGCACGCACACGCGGTTGAAGAATGCGGACTTGGGAGTCAAAGGTGGCGCATATTTAATAACGGAATCAGAATTGGAAGAATTTTATAAAAAGTATTACCAGCACGTCTTTGTTGAAGGGAAACAAGAATTCTTGACAGAAATTCAGCTTCCGGATGCAGGACCCATCCTTGTAGATTTTGATTTCAAATATGATGTTGGCATAGATGAACGCCAACACACAAAAGACCACGTTGTTGACATGGTATTGCTTTACATGAATGTTCTCAAAAAAATCCTACACATTGATGCAGGAACAGATATTCCTGTATTTATATTTGAAAAAGAAACAGTAAATTGCAAAACCGAATTGACAAAGGATGGAATTCATATGATAATTGGAATTCACATGGAACGAAAGCAGCAAATGTATCTTAGAAGTATGATTTTGTCGGAGTTGCCGAGTGTGTGGAGTGACTTACCCGTGACAAACTCGTGGGAAGATGTCATTGACAACTCAATTACAACCGGAAAGACTGGGTGGCAACTCTACAACTCTAGAAAACCGGGATGCAAGTGTTATCTTTTGAAGTATCACTTTGCGTTGAAACTTAATGAAATGTTAAACTGGGAATTTTTAGAAAAGAAGGTAACAGATTTCAAGTTTGATAAAGATTTCAAGTTATTGACGGCAAGGTACACCGGTCATCAGTCTTTTCGGTTGGTCGAAGAGTACACACAAAAAATTGAAGAAATGTTTAAATCAAAAAGGGCGTTGGTCTCGACATCTGGAGGAAGTTCTACGCGCGTCAATATTGTAATGGCAACATCTTTGACGCCGTCGTCGATTGATTATAATTCAATTACCACTTTAGACCAGCTGAAAGCAGCAATAAAAATTATTATGGACAACTTGGAACCCAGAGAATATGATATAAAGGAGACACACAAGTTTGCAATGTCGCTTTCAGCCAAGTTTTATGAGCCTTATGAAAAATGGATTCAGGTTGGGTGGGCTCTAAAAAATACAAGCGACAAGTTATTTTTAACCTGGATTCTTTTCAGTTCGATGAGTGAAAAATTCAGTTATGAAAAGATTGGGGAATTGTACAGGCAATGGCAGAAATTCAGGACAGGAAAAAGCGAACTTTCAAAACGCTCAGTGATGTTTTGGTCAAAACAGGATAACCCTTTGGAATATAAAAAGATTTCAGAAGAAACGGTTGATTATTATATTGACCAGACGCTTGTAATACATGTAGGTAAGACTAAAATTACGGAAGCATCGGATGTTGATTTGGCAAATGTTTTGTATCACTTGTACAAGGGACGCTTTGTGTGTGTGAGTATAAAGCACAATGCGTGGTTTGAGTTTAAGGACCATCGATGGTCTGTGTGTGACTCAGGAACGTCTCTTCGTTTGTTGATTTCAACTGAAATGCTCGGCATATATTCAGAACGAAGCATGAAGTTGTTGGATAGTTTGAATGAGTATGACAGTACTTCAGAACAGTTCAAGCACATACAGGAACGTTCGAAGCGGATGACAGAAATTTGCAACCAGTTGAAAACAACAAGTGTTAAAAATAATGTGTTACGCGAAGTGCGTGAATTGTTTTATGATAAGGATTTTATTGAAAAAATGGATTCAAAAACACATCTTATGGGGTTCAATAATGGTGTCGTGGATTTTAAGGAAAAAGTTTTCAGACCAGGACAGCCGTATGATTTTATTTCAAAGTCCACAAAAATAGACTTTTTAGACTCGTATTTTACTGGGTGCAAAGAGTTTGAAACAATTGAGCGCGAAATCATTGCATTCATGGAGCAGTTGTTTCCGTCACCGGAGTTGCGCGCTTACATGTGGGAACATCTTGCGTCATGTCTTATTGGTGTGAATCGTGACCAGACGTTTAACATTTACAATGGGTGTGGAAGTAATGGAAAATCAAAGTTAGTCGAGTTGATGTCACACTGTTTTGGAGAGTATAAAGGAACAGTGCCTATTACTTTGATTACAGAAAAACGAAACAAGATTGGTGGAACTGCATCTGAGATTGCGCAACTGATTGGTGTGCGATATGCGGTGATGAATGAGCCGTCGAAAGGGGACCGTATCAATGAGGGTCCGTTGAAAGAACTCACGGGTGGTGATCCAATTCAAGCGCGCGCACTGTATCAGGAAATGGTTACATTTGTGCCGCAGTTCAAGTTGGTTGTTTGCACGAATGTCATGTTTGATGTCAAGAGTAACGATAACGGCACATGGAGACGCATTTGCAAAGTTGATTTTGAGTCTTTATTTTGCGAAGAACCAAAGTCTGATGACCCTGAAATGCCGTATCAGTTCAAGATTGACAAACGATTGGATGAAAAACTTGAAGGATGGGCGCCGGTGTTTATGGCAATGCTGGTTCAAAAGGCATATCAAACGGGAGGTACTGTTGCTACTTGTGAAAAGGTTAGACTGAGTAGTAACAAATATAGAAATAGCCAAGACTATTTGTCAGAATTCATTCGAGACAAAATCAAAGTATGTCCTGGTATTAATGATAAGACTGGAAAAGCGTTTGATGTGAAACGAGATGAGTTGAATCAGGAGTTCAAAGATTGGTATATGAATAATTATGATAAGAATGTGCCCAGGTTTCAGGAGTTGCATGACTACATGGATAAGAAGTTTAAAAAGATTGCAAAGGGTGGTTGGTCAGGATGTAAAGTGATTTATCCAAATGATGATGAAGATGAAGAATTTGACGATTTGTAAATAAAAAGTATTTGAAGTCACACATGGTGGTATTTTGAAATCACATTATGATGTTATAACAAGTAGAAAAAAAAAATATAAAAAAATATAAAAAAATATTTTTCTTTTTTGTTTTTTCTTCTTCTTTTTTCTTCTTTTTTTTCTTTTTTATTTTTCAAAACGCAAGCAAGGGGTTACCACACCTGTGGGGAGGCAAGCAAGTTCGTTCACTCGAGATTTTTTTGCAAGGTGTGCCAAGCATCCTTTGACTCTTGGTCGATGGTGACCATTTTGTGCGCCTCGTACTGTTCCGGCGAGTCGTAAAAGTAGGTCATTGGAACAATTCCACTGCAGACTACAACCTTCCACAAGTGGTCTTCTTCAAATGAGCCAACATTCCACGGGTACTTGACTCCAGTGATTGCATTCACGATGGGAAGACCCATCCTATTGGATGGAAAGGGTCCTCGAAAGACCTTTTCTTCCTTCTTTCCTCCGTTGCCCTTGTAGCCGTTGCCCTTCTGGCTCTTGCTGTTGCCGTTGCTCTTGTTGTTGCTGTTGCCGTACATTGTTGTTGTTGATGCTTCTGAGACGATTCACTGCAAAATGTCAAGATATAAATTGAATTTTCAATTTATATTTTTTTCATTGTAATTTGGGAAGAAAAAAAAGAAAAGTTGAAGTTAAATCAAAATTATTTTACACCTTTGCACATTCAAAACGCCAATTTTAATATTTTTTTCTTGATTTCAATTTTAATTTTCTTGACTTTTTCGATTTTGATTTTAATTTTCTGGACTTTACTTTTGATTTTTTTTTATATCCTCCTTCACGATTTAGCTTTATACCAGGCTGAACCTCAGGAGTCTTTCGAACAACACTTTTAATACTGTCTGTTATTATACCCTTTACTTTTTCTTTTAGTAAATCTTCTTCTTGTACTTGTACTTCAACTTCTTCTATAAATTCGTCTAATTTTTTTTGGCTCGTTTGTTTTTTCAAATTTATCTTTTTCAAAAGACCTTTAGGATTTTCTACAACTACTTCATCTGGTAATGGTTCGCCATTCCATGAATAATGAGTACCTCGTAACATGGTTTTAAGTCCAGGGTTAAAGGATTTTGCTAATGTGCCTTCACGCTCAGTTAATTTTCTGGATTTTTCATTGTTTTCTTCTATTTTATTCTTATTTTCATCACTTGAAAATATATCATCAATATTGTCTTCAGAAAGAAAACTTGACCACGTAAGATAAGTTGATACAATTTCATTTTCAATTCTTTTAATTGTATCAGATATACTTAATATATTATTAACAAGACCCTTATTTTTTACATATATATTTTCATAACATGTATATAGTTGATCAGATTTTAAACCACTACATGTTTTTGTAACAAAAGATAAAAATTTTTTTTTATATTCTATGTAGTTGCGAGTAATCTTATCATAAATATATACTAAATATTTTAATTGGTCGACTGCATCTTCAGTCTCAGTAATCCAGCTCATTAAGTTTTATTATTAATATTTTATGAATATTATAAAGTATATGTATATATTAATTTATATATTAATTTATAATATTATTTAGTTATTTATTTTTTTTTGATTTGAAATCATTGAATGATTCAAATAGTGATTTGAAAACAGAAATACTTTCTAAAATGACTTTTGAAATAAGTTCTTGCACTTTGGGTAGTTCCATTTCATCTTTGAATGAAACAATAATGTAACTATCTAACGCATGCGGGTGCGGTTTTTTGAATCCGCAGAATGAAACGATTCCGTCAGATTGTCTGTTATAGTAATTCGAAAAGATATAAAACTCAATTACTTTTCCTAGAGTGTAATCCTCTCCAACCAAGTTGATTCGAAATGAATTTTTCATGGTGGTTAATTCGTGCGCATACTCAATTGTCGTCGTTGCATTCGTTTCAGCATTTGTTTCTGCAGCGTGTTCTATGCTAGCCAACAGTTTTTCACATTTCTTTATCATAATGTCGCAAGCTTTCGTAACAAGTTGAACATTAGTATATACGCCAACAGTCTCAATTATAAAATCAAAACTATTTGGAACAAATATGCGTTGGGCTTCAAGAAGTTCCCAGTTTTTTTTTTCATTTTCAATAACTTCTTCAATGGAATCGGCAGACAACGACGACGATTCCAGTCCTTCTCGAATCGTTTTTTCCTTTGCTTTCCATTGTTTTTCAATTTCTTTGGTGTCAGGCGTACAACTGTAAGCGCACGTGTGCGCCACATTATACATTCCGTCAAATTTTGCATTTGAAATTTCAAGAGTGCAAGTAAATGCAAGTGCTTCTCCACTGTTTGAATTGGAAGAAGAAATGTTAGGCAATAGTCTAGCAAATTCAATGTAGTCACCGGAAATTGCATCGGGTGGGAAAATTTTACGAACAGTTGCTTCAGGCAGATATTCGTACATGACATCTTCATCGGCGTCTTCATTTCTTGAACGTCCTGATTTTTTTTCAATTTCTTTTGCTTTTTTTACTTTAAAGTCTTCAGTTGTAACGTATCGAATTGTATCTGTTTCATTTTTTACGTCAACTTCCACGACATAGTTCTTGTACTCGTTGGCGATACCATCAATAGTGTGTAAATGATGTATTGGTATACAACCGAGCCTCTGTTTCAATATTTCATTGTGAAGTCTCGTCGTGTTAACCGTAAACTCTGCTCGATTTTCAGAATGAGGAAATGTTCTAAATACGTATTGGTTTATATCCGACAGAATGATTCGTCGCAAAGCATTTGCAATTGAAACATCGCAATTTTCCAACGTAAATGTGAGTGTAAATTCGTTATTGTTATTGTGTTGAGAAATGATGGGTTTACTGGTTCTAGTTTTGGAAGAAGAAGAGCTCATTACAACAAATCCAAGTTAATAATAATATATATTCATAATATTAAATCAATTTTTTTAATATTTATTAACCGATAATAACAAAAAATATTAAAAAATAAAATGATAAATAATTTATTTTAATAACTATTTAATATTTATTATTATTTCAATATAAATAGTTATTGCGTTGTTACATTACGTATAAAAATAATTTCAGTTTTTTCTAGAATAAATCATTTTTTATGAGTAGCATTATCTACTATAGTAATTTTTGTGAGAAATCTAAAAAGTTATTACAGACTCTTTCTAAAAGTGCTTGTAGCAAAGAGATTCATTTTTTGTGCATTGATAAACGAGAGAAGGCGCAAAATGGAATCACATATTTGATATTAGATAATGGAGAAAAGATTTTACTTCCTCCGCAAGTAACTCGTGTTCCAGCATTACTTTTGTTGAACAAGGGAAATCAGATTTTGTACGGGGACCAAATCATGCAACACTTGTCTCCCAAGGAAATGGAAATAAATCAAATTGCGACTAATAATAATGGAGAACCGGCGCCCTTTTCACTAACTAGCGATTTTATGGGGCACGGTGTAACATCAGACACGTACAGTTTTTGGGACCAAAGCAGCGACGAACTTTTAGCGAAAGGCAATGGCGGTATGCGCCAAATGTACAATTATTCAACGGTTGACTATTCAAATACTGGAAGAATAGAAACTCCACCTGATAACTATACCCCAGATAAAATAGGTCAGGTCACGTTGGAACAGTTGCAGCAGAATAGGAAAATGTAAGAAATATTGTAGAAAAATATAAATTGAAAATATTTTTTATAAATTCGACTTTTAACAGTCTCACACCGTTAACCCGTTAACCTTGTTCTCTCTGCAAATCAAATCATGTCACTAGATTCATGCGTATATCTTGCTCATCTTCCTTCTCCTCTTCCTCAATATGAATACGTGGTGAGACCTGGCGCTCCTGCTGTAGCACCAATTTTCAGAAAGCCGTCTCACCTGAAGAAATGGGAATCAAACGAACTCAAAGAAAATAAAAAGTATTCGAATGAGATTTATTATGAAAAATTGAGTGCATGGAAAAAACAACACAACTGGCACGATGTTCCACTCATGACATCCATGACAAAGGAAGAAGCTGACAAAGGATTTAGAGAAATAAAAAAATACGAGTTGGAAATAAAAGAAGAAAAGACAAAAAAGGAGGAACAAGAGTCGCGAGGCATTGAGTATGTCGCGCCTTGTATATTTAGGTACTTGATTCCACATGATGCAGATGATGCAAGAGCTGTTGGAACCTTTTATTTGGAATTTTTGTCCAAAATGATGTACAATCGTGCACATGAATTGTGCGCGTGCACGACGTTTGGGGAATTTGAAAAAGTGTATGAACATTCCACTAATTTAGAAAAAGGATTTTGGTTGCTGGGTTTGAGAGAACGAACTGCGCGTCATGCACTTGCAGCATTTTCTGTTGAGTCAAATTTGTTTCCTGGCAGAAAGGCGCCGGCGTCGGCGCCGACAACCAGCACCAGCACTAGCACCAGCGATGACGACGACGTGCCAACAAGAACATCTAAACGACGCAAAACTTTTTGTGAAAGACGTGGAAAATTTGGCATTTGTGAGGTGAAAGACTTGGAAACGCTTGGAAATTCAGCTCCAATAGTGTGGTACATTTCCCCTGAAGAAATGCGAAATATGAAAAGGTTCGAGTTTTGTTTTGAAATCAGTCCAGAAGAAATTCAAGAACTTCATGATATGGCGACTGTGGATGAGTGGTGGGACAACGAAGGATACAGTTATCCTTGGTAGGTTAGTTAGGTCGGCCAAGTCGGTTGGAAGGAATAAATCTAAAACCGAGTCGAACCGAGTCGAACCGAGTCGAACCGAGCCAAACAATATGTGTCTCATCGCATAATGCAGTTTTTCATTTTTTCTTTGTATTCTGACAATCCAATATTTATTTTCATATTTGAAAATGTAGAACCAAATATAGTATCATTTGAACTATTTTCGATGCTACTATTATTATTATTATTGCTACTGTTATTGAATTTATTACGATGTTCGTGGCTTGCGCGCGCATGTTCATCAATATATTTTTTAACAGTTACATTCAAATGTAGTTTCAATTTATCAATATTGTATCCCTTTTTGGCAGAAACTAATGTCATAAAGTCAAACTGTGTTTGGTTGATGATGTCCTTTGGAATTTGAAAGTCATTATTCAAGTCGTGTTTATTGAATATAAGAATCAGCTTAAAATTTGGTGAAAAAAGTGTCTCATTGTCTTGAATATATTTATTCCATTTTGAGATTTGTTCGTCAATATTTTTTTCAATATCAATGACGACAATAATTATTTCAGCAGACCGAGCATACAGTGGAAGCAAAGAATGGAAACGTTCTTGTCCTGCTGTGTCCCATATTTCAATTTTGATGTTGTCTTCAACTGTGTAAATTGTATATGCCGCACCAATTGTCAAGTTGGTATCAGGATTGAATGTGTTGTGTGTCATTCTTTGAACAATGCATGTTTTTCCAACTCCTGAATTTCCAAAAAGTACCAACTTTATTTTTTTGACCATTGTTTTATTTATATTTATATTATTATTCATATGATTTCTCTCTGTATATATTCATATATATTGAAATATAAAATATATATAACTAAAAAATAATATAAAATTTATTTTTATATATTATTATAATACACATATAATAGACATACATATACATAATACAACACATAACAATATAAATAAAATGACAACTGTAAACTGTTCAGGCGAATCAGAATCAGTAAGCAAGTCGTTGATTCTAAAGGGATTTAATCAACATTTTGAAGAGTTTATAGAAGACATTCAGAGTGTATTTCCGGATGATGATGAGGTTACAACGATGAAAAATTTACTATATATTATGAAAAAGACAAATCCGAAATTAATTTTAGAAACTTGGAATTCATATATAACGATTCCATACAAAGAACCCATTGAACAGTCAGATATTTCTTTTTTTATCAATAAAGATTATTCTGATTTGGATATTGTAATTACAGACAATGTTTCAAATTTCATTGAACGTTTGCGAGGATATGTGCGAAACATGACAGAACATGATCAGGAAAAGTCAATGCAGTATGTGAAAAATTTATGTAACTTGACAAAAGTTTATTATTTAAGTTGAAATAATAATAAATATAAATATTTTTATAAAATTATTAAATTATAAAAACACCATTTAAATACTTTATTCTATGTTTTATTATAATTTGACAAAAAGTAATTAAATTATAATAAAATGAAAACTAGTGTTGAAAAGGGTGTTGAAAAGGGTAAGGATATTCCTGATGAATTTAAAAAGGTAATTTTTGATTTCATTGTAGACATTTCGAATACTTTTCCTGAGTATCAAAGTACGTTGCAGTTATTTTTGGATGCGTCTAGAGAAAGAACGGCCGAGTCAGCTGCCGCCGCCGAATCAGTAAATGTTGTTTCTATTTTGTATGAATACTGTTCCAAGGTATATCCAGAGAGATTTTTTGATATTTTATACAAAAATGATAAAATTTTTGATAAAGAGGATGCGGCAAATGTGAATGTGAATACGCATTTTTTGCCAAATATTGATTTTTGTGTTTTATGGAATACCGAGGGAATAAGTGACACAACTAGAGAGACGATTTGGAAATACCTTCAACTCATTTTGATGACAATTATCACAAACATTGAAGATAAAAAATCATTCGGAGATGCTGCAAATTTATTCGAGGCAATAAATGAAAATGAGTTGCGCAGTAAGTTGGAAGAGACCATTCAACAAATGTACAATATGTTTGAGCCGAATTCTAGTGCTGAGTCCGAAACAAATACAAATACAACAAATGATGAAAGCAATGAAAGCAATGGGGGGAAAAAACCTTCTTTTAATTTTTTTGACTGGGCAAAAGACCTTGGCGAAGAAGATGAGGATGATGGAAATAAAGGTACAAAGGGATTTTCTTCAGCCAATGCAGAGTCAATTCATGAGCACATTTCAAGCATTCTGAATGGGAAAATTGGAAAACTTGCAAAAGAAATTGCAGAGGAGACTGCAAAAGATGTCGACTTTGACATGGATTTTGACGAGTCTAAAGGTGATGGTGTAAATTTTCAGAATGTATTTCAGAAGATGTTTAAAAATCCTGGAAAGCTCATGGGTCTTGTCAAAAGCGTTGGTTCAAAACTGGACCAGAAATTTAAATCGGGAGAAATAAAAGAAAGCGAATTAATGCAAGAAGCGAGTGACTTGTTAAGTAAAATGAAAAATATGCCGGGAATGAATAACTTGACCGACATGTTGAAGAAAATGGGCATGGGAAATATGGCAGGAAACATGGGAGGAGGAGGAAAAATGAATTTTGGTGCCATGCAAAGCCAGCTGCAAAGAAATGTTAAGATGACAAAGATGAAGGAAAGAATGCAAGAAAAACTTGCACATCAAAAACTTGCACAGCAGCAGCAACTGCAACAACAACTGCAACAACAACAGCAGCAACTGCAACAGCAGCAACCGCAACAAAAAGTACATACAGTATTTAGCACTGGAGAGATTATAGAGCGAACTCCCATCGATACAAATCCGTCGTCATTCGCACATAATCAAAATAAAAAGAAAAATAAAAAGAATAAATCAAAAAAATAAAATAATTAAAAATAAATAAATAGTATAAGTAGATATATAGATACATTTATTCACCATCCATATTATAGACATTATAGTTATATGACAACAACGGCATCAAACACAACATTGACGCAGACGGCTTCCGATGTTTCTTTTTCCAGCAGCGCACCTGCACCACCCGCGTCCACAAATATGAATAATGAACAACCCACCACGGTTGATAATAGTGCTAGTGCTAGCAACAGTAGTAGTGGCAACAATAATTTAGATAAGGACAAGGGTACTAGTACTCAATTTTGGACAAATCAACCTTCTGTTCTATTTGATAAAAATGAAATGTCAGATTTATGGCCAATGCCGCTCATGTCAGTCGAACAAAAGTTGAATGCAATTACAAGACTTGTTTTATTATTAACTATTTTAGGATTTTTGATTACAAAAAATATTAATATTATTTTCACAGGTTTCATTACTTTAGCTATTTTTGTTATGTTGTACAATACGCAATACAAAATAAATACTTCAGCTTCATCTTCAAATAGTTCCGAACAAAAAAAAGAAGGATTTGTGAATTCTCAATTGTATAACGCTTTAAAACCGCATTTAACAGTTCCGACTATTCAAAATCCCATGATGAATGTGCTTCTACCTGAAATTTCGTATAACCCTTCACGCGACGAAGCTGCACCTTCCTACAATTCAGAAGTTGAAAAGGAAATCAATCAGTCAACTGAAGGGTATGTTGTTTTAGATTTTGAACCAAGAAATCTGACAGAAGCTGAGAAACTTAGAAAAAAACTATTTGCAGATTTAGGAGATAAATATGAATTTGATGATTCAATGAGATTATTTTATACAAATCCGAGCACCACGGTTCCAAATGACCAAAAGGGTTTTGCAGAGTTTTGCTTTGGAGATATGATTTCATGCAAACAAGGTAATGAAATGGCTTGTCAACGTTTTAATCCGCGGTTAGGTAGTGTTTTGAATTAAATAAATAATGGTGTATTTTTTTTTTCATTTTTTTATTATGTTTATATATACTATAAAAATGGCAACAGTAAAAGACTATGTTTTTGATAAAATGGCAAGAATCGGAAATGATACATGCGGTTTGAGTCAAAGAAATGTTCAAAATATGAATGCTGGGAATTATATGGTGCAGAATTTTTTTTCATCTGACTGCACAATGGCAAGACCCATAGAATTTGCGACCAGCCAACCGGGTATTTTTTTCGAGGGAGGACATCAAACCGGTGCAGGTGGATGCAATATTGACATTAACTCGCAGCTTTTGAACGGGAGCATGAGCACACATCCGAGGTGTAAAATTTCATTAAACCAGCGACCTTTCGTTACGGTCCCTTATTTAGGTAGAGGTGAATGTAATCCGCTTTTAGAATCCAAATTAATTCAAGGAGATGTTACAATCAATAAAAGAAGTGTTAACTTGTTGTCAGAACAATGCTATTCAAATTATCTCAATTATCCGCTTATTCCATCGATTGCTTCGACAGTGTCAAATCCGTCCAACTTGGTTGAAGGCGTCGCCGCAGACGGATGGGTCCGTGGAGGAATTCCATCTCGCGAAATGTCGCGCGAAAAAGCATATGCTTCCTGCAATTACAGTCAGGCACAAAATTAAATATAATTATGGGTCATGAATAAAATAATGAAAATTTATAAATAAATAGTATAAATAAATAATTATATAAACATTTATTTATTTAAACAGTATAACGTATAACAACATTAGTATGAATAGTTTATTGAAAATTATTAATGGGAGCGAGTAACTCGAAATTTAAAATAAATTACGAAGACATGCAGTTGGCATCTAAATATTCTTACACTTGTAACAGTGACAACAACGGTAACAATCATAGTAGGTATGCAATTATAAACACGCTTGACCCTCTTTACCAAACATGTTTGATTCCAAATACAATTCCGATAGCTGAAGAAGAAGAAGTTATAAATGATATTATAACAAATTCAAAAAAAACAAAAATAATAATTTATGGATTGAATTCAAATGATGAAAAAGTATATTCAAAATATGAACAACTTATTAAACTAGGAGTGAAACATGTCTACATTTACATTGGCGGCATGTTTGAGTGGCTTCTACTTCAAGACGTGTATGGTCGGGAATTATTTCCAACAACCTCGACAGAATTAGATATATTAAAATATAAACCTCGAAAAATTCTGGATATTTTATGCATCAAAATGTAAAAAGGATGTGTGTCCGCATTTTACCAAGCGCATTCGGTCTTCTCGGTCTTCTCGGTCTTCTCTATACGGATGATGCTGCGACTGTTGTTGGTTACCATCAATGTACGTTTTCAAACGATGCATCACTCCAAGTATTTTTGAAGTGCGCAAGCTATTTATAAACTGATAAATGTCTGCACTATAATCATACACATGTGATTCAACATCTGCATTCAGTGTCAGCGTCGGAATTGTTATATTCGACGAAGAAGGAGTGTTCAACCAGTCATCATGATAGCGGTTGCATTTTTCCAAGTACTCATAACTAATGTTGCTTTCCCCAGGTCTGCTTCTTTTTTTAACTCTGTTCATGCAGGTGTTGGTGCTTGCTTTGAAGTAAACAATGCATGATGGCTCGACATCTTTTGCGAATGCGTCAAACCATCTTGTGTAAATGATGTATTCATCATGTTCAATGTCTTTGGAATCATAAAGCATTTTTGCAAACACGTATGCGTCTGTCAAAAGACAGCGCTCGGTAACAATAAGCTTCACTTTCGGAGTTTTCAATGCTTCTCTTATTCTTAGCAGCCTGGTAATGTAAGCCATCATTTGAAATCTGAACGCATACTTCTTGACATTGACATACAAATTGGTCAAAATGGGAACGCCATTTTCATCTTTCACTTCTTCCCAGTCGCATGTTGGTTCATCAACAAATATTACAGAATCTTCTGACATTTTTTTCTTTCTCATCAACAACGTTACGTATTCTTTCAATTTTTCCTTACCTGTTGTTTTTCCCGAACCAATGTTTCCTTCTATTGATACTATCAAAGATGATGACGTCGACGATGATTTTGATATGCCGTTACCCATTTTACTCGACTCTTGTTGTATCGACTTTTGTTGTATCAACTCTTGTTTCGACTCTTGTTTGACTTTACTATACTTATTAAAATTATTCAATTTTTATTTATATACAAAATATAAGTCAGCATTAAATAAAAATTGATTATAATACTTGATTATAAAATTGTTTATAAAAGTTACATAAACATATAAAGTTAGTTACATTAGTCAATCACAACAGCAGGAGAGATAAAAAGCAAATAATTAATGACAAAAATACAAAAACAAGAACAACAAAATAATAATGTAATAAAAAAACATGATGAAATAAAAAAATCAAAATCAACCCAAACTGTATTATCATTATCAGATATCAATCATATCATGAGTGTGTCAAAGTACTTGCAATCATTTTCGAATTCTGTGGTTGACGATGACAATGGCGTTCATGACGTTCATCACGATGACGACGACGACAACGCGTATGACCACGAAACAGATGATGATGAGGTTGAAACAAAGGAATCAGCACCGGTGTTATCAGATGACGACGTTGGAATGTTACACGAAGAGGCATTATTTATCATTGACGAATTTATTCATTCAAATCCTCTTTTATTCAGCAGTCCTGATTTTGAAAACATGGTATACGACCATGTGCAATCCATGTTGCACTATTATATTAAAAATTCAATGGCAACTTGTGAAGAAGAAGATGATGCTTATGTTTATGACAACTACGACAATGAGAACGGCGGCGAATACAGTGACTCCGGCGAAGATGAATCCACTATATGTATGCAAATCGACGAAATCGTGAATGTTGCAATACACGACTATTTCAAATTTATTCGTCCTCATCGTTCATACAAGTTTTCATTCATTAGAAAGTCTCCAAACATTGAAAAAATGAAAAAGAAAATAGAATTTTTGAATTTGCTTTATCAACCAGAACAAAAGACAGATGAATGGTATAACCACCGACATGGACTTATTACCGCAAGTTCGGTGTGGAAAGTGTTTGGTTCACAGTCAATACAGAACCAGTTAATATATGAGAAATGCATGCCATTTGATCCAACAAAATATAGCCGTGTAAATTCAGAGTCATCTTTACATTGGGGCCAAAAATATGAAGTGCTTTCAAAAAAATTGTATGAAGAAATCAATGGCACAAAAGTTCAAGAATTTGGTTGCATTCGACATCCAAACCCGCAGTATTATTTCATTGGGGCTTCGCCAGATGGAATAAATGTGTGTCCGTTATCACAGCTCTACGGTCGCATGCTTGAAATAAAAAATGTTGTGTCCAGAGAGATTACGGGCACTCCAAAGGAAGACTACTGGATTCAAATGCAAATTCAAATGGAGGTCTGTAACTTACCTGAATGCGATTTTGAAGAAACAAAATTTACCGAATATGAAGATGAAGATGCATTCAATGCAGAGTCAACCGAAGCAAATGACTCTTCTAAATGGAATTATACTACAAGTGGAAAAAGACGAGGAGTTATCGTATACTTTTCAAAAGATGAGAAACCGTTTTACCAGTACGCTCCGTTGACGATTACGACCAAGGCGGAGTTTGATGCGTGGTTTGAAGAAACCATCAATACGTACGAAACTCTTACATGGGTAAAAAATATTTACTGGAGACTGGACGTTTATAGCTGTGTCCTTGTTTTGCGAAATAAGGAGTGGTTCAAAAATGCAATCGTAAAAATAGAAGAGTTATGGAAGACAATTGAAACCGAAAAACAAACCGGATTTGAGCACAGAGCCCCGAAGAGAAATGCGAATGCGAATGCAAAGAAGGAGAAGGAATACAATTCTGAAAACGGGGTTATGGGAACAATAGAGAAAGTGTGTCACCTTCATTTAAATATTTGATAATAAAAACAGAAAAATTTACTTGAAACATTTCACAATCTATAGGGTTCAACAATTGTTTCCGTAAATATCTGACGGTGCATCGGCATCAAACGCGTAAACATTGACGCGCGTATCTTTTGATGAAAAGGGAATCATTGGAGGAAAATGTGGAATGGTTAAATTTTTATTTTCGTATAATGTTCCGCACATGTTTGCAGGGCTGCATGTACCGTTGTTCGGTGTTGCCCAGTAACGAACGTTATTCGTTCTTTGAAGATAACTATTTGGGAAAATAGGATAATATGCCGACATGGACCTACTATCTAAATCCGATAATCCTGGTTCTTTTTGAAGAGGATAGTCTCCTTGTAACAATGGTTTCGTTACGCTCACTGGAAATTCTCCCGGTTGAAGAAGATGCGAAACAAAGTTCTCTCGAGCCGGTGTAAAAAAGAAGGAGCCAATCAAAGCCAGTAATAATGCTAAAATTAAAAATAAAATGTTGTTTGTTTGATTTGTCATACCTGATATAGTTAATGAGATATCGTTATAAGTATTATAATATAAATATATAATATATTATAATATTCATTTTTTTGAATGAAATAACCAAGTAACAAAATAATTATTTTTCACTTTAAATTTATTTAAAATGATTTATTTTGGCACAATATCTGCTCTTTGTTTGATGCACTTGTTGTCTACATGAAATGATGGAACATCTTTTGTTTGCGGAACAATTGATAAAATGCACTTTGCTTTATGTCCGTAAAGCGGTTCGGTGCATCCTTTTTCTTTTTTTTTTGCAAAGTTGAATATTTTTGGAGGAGGGTCATTCTTTGTGCATCTTGACCTAAAATGTTCATATCTCTCCCGCACATCACAATAGGTTAACCCTGATTTTTTATCTAGTCGCTTATTCACAATCTCATGAAGACGATATATGTATTTAGAAAATGTTTCTCTAGATTTCAAATGACACTCACGAATCGGGTTTGCTTTCAAATTATTTGTTAAATTAATCCGACAGTATTTACACGGCAATACGTACCGCAAACTGTAGATAAAATCAGAGTAATGTTTTTTATCTTCTGCTGTTGGGTTTACTGGGTAATTAAAACTCATTGTGTGTAAAAAATGCCACATAGGAGGGCCCCAGACCGATGTAAGCATTCCATCTCCGCTATTATAATCTTTTTTTGAAAATACATATCTAGATTGTGTTGATGACCCTGAAGATTTTTTTTTCGTTTTATTTTTATTTTTATTTTTATAGAGTTTACCTGTCTTATTTTTCATTTTTTCATATGTTGTTGTCATAATAATACGAATGCACAGTGTTATATTCACACAATATTAATTTTTTTTCATTAAAAATAATTAATATTCGTATGTAAAAAAAAAAATTTATATATTATATAATTATAAACATATATAGCAAATATCAGAACATACCATAAAAATGTCAGTTTCAGCAAAATCTGTAAAAACAGCATTAGAAACAATATATTCTAAACGATACATGATAGTAATGTTACTAGTCGCGTGTTTATTTATTTGGATTGGCGTATATGTTTATAAAACATATGTAAGTTCATATTTGGGCTCTTCATTGGAAGGTTATGCATCTGGAATGGGAGATAATGCTCCATCTACTGAAAATGATAAAACTGCCACACTTTACATGTTTGGAACAAGTTGGTGTCCGCATTGTAAAACAGCTAAACCCATTTGGGAAGAGTTTGTAAAAAATAACCAAAATTCAAAGTTTGGCAATTATAACGTAGTATTCAAAAGTGTTGACTGTGATGATGAAAATGAAGGAAAAAAACTTGCAAGTGATTATAATATAAAAGGATATCCCACTTTTAAATTAGAACGAGGACCAGGAGACATTGTCGAATTTGAAGCAAAACCAACATCTGACAATTTTACCAACCTTCTTCAAACGTCGCTTACTTGAAGGGAGGGGAGGAGGGAGCGGGAGTTAAAGAGGGGCGTTAGCTGCCCGTTTAGTAATAATAATTTTCTTCTTCACAGGTTCTGCACCCTTGGGAACGAGCTCGCCGATCACTGATACTTGTTTATCATTTAATTCAAAACGCTGACCTATTACGCGGATGCAAATAAAGTCTTTTTCATTTACCGAATTGAATTGTGAGTTAGATGAATGATGGTCGCGCGATACATATATAATTACGGGCGACTTTTTCTCGTCTAAACTTGTAAAAGCTCGTATACCTGCCTGTGTGATATTTTTCGCATAACAGCAGATTCGCATACCTTCAACCGGACAACAAATGCTACACTCATAAACAACCTCAAATTCAATATATTTACTTGAAAGTGTTCCGCTTGAGAACTTTATGATGCGAACAGATTCCGGCTTTACATATCCTTCAACAATGCACCTACCTTCCACTTTATTAGAAATTGTATTTTTTATAGTCGTTTCCACATTTGAACCAACAAGAATGAACGGAATCACAACCTTTGTTGTCAATATTGTTTTTGAATACAAGTCAGGTTCTTCTGGTGTTTTTTTTTGTATACTTGACGATGACGACGACGACATTATACAGTATATATAATATACTCTATTATATATTCTTTATATTCTCTATATTTTTCAATTTTTTTATTTATTAATTTTTTTTTAATAAACAAAAAATAAAATTACAAAATTACAAAATTACAAAATCATAAAATTACAAAATCATAAAAAAATCAATTCAGTTTTTTGACAACTAAATAGAGTATATTGCTTCAACCATATGAAGATTCCATCTTTTATTATTTAATTTAATGTGATTATAAAATTGGAGAATAATTTCTTGTAATATACAATATGTGATTTGTGTGAGATTTTGAGGTATATCGATAGAGTGTTCAAATTTATATTGTTCCAAAATGTCTTGTAGCGTGCGTTTTTTTGTTGGAGATGTACTACACACACTTCCGCGATTTTGACTTTCTTTCACTTTAAATGCAACACCATCTTTTATAAACTGCGTAAATCCCAAAAACTGCGCAAAATTTGTTTTATCAATTTTGAATTTACTGGTTAACTGATTACGCTCATCGCTCGTCAATTCACTTTGATTAAAAAGACTCCACTCATCTGTTTCATTTTTTTTATAAAATATTGAAATATCCTTTGACACAGTAGCAGGTGCATCTTTTAAAGGAACAAACATGTATGCACCAGACTCACCTTGCATTTTTGTAACAAACCTGTTGAAATACTTCAGTATGTTTTTAGCGCATGTCGGAGCAAATGTATCTGCCACATATTTTGCCTCTTCATATGCTATCTTCGTTTTCGAACTGGCTTCATCTTTTATTTTTTTTGAAATATTCTCTATCTCATTTAAATGAATGATCAACGTATTCATTTCATTGAATGTCAAACGGTCCATTACATGAATAAAAACGTACCAGTACACTTCATCTAGCTGTATGACTCTTTCGATTACATTTATCATTTCGCTGCAATAAATATACCATATTCTATCTCTCGATATCATTGGTATTGCGCCTGAAATTAATTTCAATACTGGATCTTGTGCATCCGCTATATCATTTTTTATTTTTTTACTCAGCACTGTATTTATAGCTAAATTATATGTGTATGAAACATTTGAAATAATATTTTTTACATATTCATACTCCTTGATTTTTTTTACTTCTTTACTCCCAGTGTCGCTTTCTCTCTCGCCATCCCCATCCCGTAATGCACCAACGTTTTCAACTTTTACATTAACTTTATCGCGTTTGAAAGGGATGGGCGTGCTTCGTTCAAATACACTAATGGTTTTATCATTCAATTCAACGGGTTGAAAAAGATAATAATCTCCAATATTTATCAAATTTCCGTATTTTCCATAACAATCCGAAATATACTCGTTTTTATCACTTATCATCTGTGTGAGTGCAAAATTAATTTGTAACTCCGAATACGTTTTGACACGATTTATAAAGTGAATTAAATCTATTTTTGTGTAAAAGTGTCTCTCTTTGAACGCAGATTTTATGATTCTAATAATATTTTCAACATTCATCAAAATAAATGTTTCATTAAATGTCCCCATATTGACATCTTGCTCTTTCAAATTGGCGTTTGGAGTGCATGTATACTGACAACTTTTCATATAGTCGCATGTTGATGTAAATGGCTTGTCGCCTATTCTATAATTAAGTTTTTTTCCAGTTGATAGTGTTAACTCAACTTCGGTGTCAATATTTTTCTCTGTAAAATTACTCTGATTTATATTTAAGATGCAGTCGACGGAAGATTCTTTTAAAATTCTGCTAACAATTCCCATTTTAACTGCTTTTGTTTCAGAAAAGCGATACATTGCTAAATCTGCTGATTCTTTTCCGCTTTTCAAAATAGTTGCATGTAAAAAAATTTGAACATTTCTTTTATCAAAAGGTAAATTTTTATGGCTACATGTTCTAACTCCGCGACCTATAATTTGTTCAACTGCGCTCATGTTGTACCAGGGGTCCATGACATGTATTTGGCGAATATTTTTCAAGTCAACTCCTTCTGACCCTGACTTTGAAATAATAACAACTTTACACATCGAACCGTCGAGATTTTTATCGGAACGAAGTGCGTTGATTTCTGCGTCATTATTCGGTGAAATGTATTGATTACCGGTAATTAAAGCATACTTTAGTCCATTTGATTTTATTGAAACGCTATTTGAAAAAAATGATTTTGATGACACATTTTCATTTTTGTATCTTGTAAATCCCAATTCTTCCAACGCAAGCGCCATTGGAATTATTCCACTCTCAATGAAATAAGTGTATATCAGCACAATCCCTTCACAAAAGGTACTTTTAGACGGTACTTTTTTATTATAAGTTGAAACAATATTATCACATATGGATTTTATTTTTGAACTGTATTCTCCAATTTGCTCTGGTGAAAATATTCGATTTTTCGAATTTTTATATACATACTGACCTTTTTCTTTTTTCATTACATTCAATAATCCTTTCTCTCCATACGTGTATTCAAACTCTTCTTCTTCGTCGTCGTTCTTGAATGGGTATGTCATATTCAAAATTTGTCGAAATGATATCAAGTCATTGATTGTGTATCCTGAAAGCGCACTGTTATCACCAATATCGCCAATCTCATTGTACTCTTCCATAATGTCACTTTTCGGGTCAACATCTCCGATATTTACTCTCCTTTCTTCGTGTTCCTCCATTTTTTTCAATTTTCTCTCGTATATCTCATTTTGATGTTTTCCAATATGGGTAACATACACATCTACATGTTCTAATCCAGGAACCGTTGTTTTGTCGTCAAACGTAAACTTGGGATAAGAAATGCTTCCTCTTATTTTTTTTTCTCCATTATAAACCTCTTGCTGTTTCAATGCATTTTCTTTAGAAAATTGCGATGGAAATATTCGATATGGAAATGTATACGGATTTTCACCGCGCACATATGATATATATCCAATAGATGCCTCTTTTAATTTTTCTTTGCCAACCTCTTTTCCTTGAACAACCAATAGATTATTATTAGAATCAAACAAGTCGCTTGAATGGATGCGAGGGCGTCTGTCATTTACTCTCATTAAATTCAAAAGCCATACAATTTCTTTTGGATCATTGAACATTGGCGTTGCCGATAAAAATAATAATCGCAAATTTTCTGCATATTTTACAAGGTTCATCAAATAAGCTGCATCTTTATTGTTAGATTTCAAATTATGAACTTCATCAATAATTATTAATCTATTATTAAAAAATTTTCTCATTTTTTTTATTCCTTCACGACTTATTTTGATTTTTATTTCCGCTTCTTCTTCCGCTTCTTCTTCCTCTTCTTCCTCTTCTTCCTCTTCTTCCTCTTCCGCTTCCTCTTCCGCTTCCTCTTCCGCTTCCTCTTCCTCTTCCGCTTCCTCTTCTTCCGCTTCCTCTTCTTCCGCTTCCTCTTCTTCCGCTTCCTCTTCTTCCGCTTCCTCTTCCTCTTCTTCAGCCTCTTCCTCCTCTTCCTCCTCTTCCTCCTCTTCTTCAGCATTTTTTTTACCCTTTTCGTCCTCTTTATTCACAATTTTAGATTTTTGTATAATTCCTTCACCACTAATCAAAGTTCTTATAATAGATGAAAATTTTTGATATCCAAAAAACATGTATGATTTTTTTATTATTTTACCAATTTGTTTTTTTATTTTTAATTTAATCTTTTCTTCCTCTAATGCATTCCCAATTTCTTCTTGATCAATTTCAAACAAATGTAAATTTATCTCTTTCAAATACTTACTGCCAGTGCATCCGTTTATTGTCCATTTTCCTGATTCATTTCTGTGTAATTTATTAATATCGAATAATTCCTTTTTGAAATTATTTTTCACATTGATATTTGAAACAACGATTATTTCTTCTTTTATTCCCATTTGATTCAAATATTCTCTCATATTTTCAGATACTCCGATGGCAGAACACGTTTTTCCGGAACCTAGACCATGATACAAGAGCAAGCTATTGTATGGCGTTTGAAATGACATGAAATTTTTTACAAAGTATTGGTGTGGTTGCAATTCGTATGTTGCATTGCACATTTTATCAGCATGTTCTTCCAGTTCTTTATTTCTGTAAATTTTTTCATTATTCATTGTATCATAAAATTCTTTTTTTTCTGATATTTTTATGTTGAAGTTTTCATCATTTAAATCGGGATAAAGAAAATCATTACTAGAAGAAACACTTACACCTGAAATTTCATTTTTGCGTGGAATTATTTTTATTTTTTTTTTTGCTTGCACTTCTTCTACAACTTCCACTTCCTCCTCCTCTTGCTCTTCACCAATGACCCTTTTCGCCTTTTTCGGTTTTATTTTAATTTTCATAATTTTCTTTTTCTTTGAAGCACATCGATTTTTTTCAGTTTTATAACATGCTTCATCATGCGACGTGGCATTTACATCAGGATTATAAATACACCTTTCGGTTTCTTCATTGTACTTGCAAAATAATTCCCCGGTTTCTCCGGTTTCCCCGGTTTCTCCTGGTGCTGCTGCTACTGCTGCTACTGGTGCTACTGGTTCTGCTGTTGCCACCTCTTTTACCTCTTTTACCTTTTTCGCCTTTTTCGGTTTTATTTTAATTTTCATCATTTTCTTTTTCTTTGAAGCACATCGATTTTTTTCAGTTTTATAACATGCTTCGTCATGCGATGTGGCATTTACATCAGGATTGTAAATACACCTTTCGGTTTCTTCATTGTACTTGCAAAATAATTCCCCGGTTTCTTCTGGTGCTGCTGCTACTGGTGCTGCTAGTTCTGCTGTTGCTGCCTCTTTTACCTTTTTCGCCTTTTTCGCCTTTTTCGCCTTTTTCGATTTTATTTTAATTTTCATCATTTTCTTTTTCTTTGAAGCACATCGATTTTTTTCAGTTTTATAACATGCTTCGTCATGCGACGTGGCATTTACATCAGGATTGTAAATACACCTTTCGGTTTCTTCATTGTATTTACAAAATGTTTCCCCGCTTGCTGCTGTTGCTGCTGCTGCTTCACTTTCCATAAATGTGTATAATTATACAAAATTAAATAACTTGAAAATGATAATCTATAATATAAACAAATAATATATTATAGATTTATACTCATTTTTTTCAACAATAAATACAACATTTAATCATTCAAATCATACCGCATGTATCATAAATTTATTCAAAGTATTGTTAACACTTGTAATTATATTTTTTTTTTCAACATTATATGGTCGGATTATTTTCATGCATTCTTCATATGATAACCACTTCATATTTTTTACTTCTGACTTTTGATAATCATTTTTTTGTAAAGTCTCTCTGCTCATGTATGATAAATAATATTTATTTTTATATGACTTAATGTTTGACCCGATAAATATTTCTTCAAATGGAACCACATTATTTATCTGTTTCAAACAATATTTGTCATATCCTGTTTCTTCTTCAAACTCTCTAAATCCACAGTCTAAATCTTTTTCTTGATGATTCCTCCGTCCTTTCGGAAATCCCCACTCTGCCGTTTCCCAATTTGTTGTTGACGACGAAACAATGCTTTCTAAATTATATTTTACACCCGACGACATTTCAACACCATTTTTTAACTGTAAAAATTTACTCTTCGAAACCTGCTCTTCTCCTCTGTATTGTATTCCAGAGTACTCACCCCATAGTGACGACCACAATTCATCAAACGATTTTGTTAATATGTCATTTTTTTCATATATTGTCATTTCATCAATAATATTTTTGATATACTGGTAATTATAAAGTGAATATTTTCCGCGAATAAATTCTACATAACCAAAACTATCAGTCCTTTGAATCATCAAATACTCATACTTATTATCATATTCTTCACACTCTTTTTCACTCATTTCTTCCTCCATTTTTTGATACTCGCTCGTTTTTCGAAACGCAATGACACCTATACTCGTAATGGGAACACTACAATTTGAATACATGTGACCAATTTTACCACAGTTGTTACAATAATTTCCATTTCCGTGACCGCTGTTGTTACCATCGTTATGAACAAACTTTTGCATGTTTACCTAATTTTATTTTAGTTTTTACTTTGTTAAATATTATTTTATAACGGATAATAAGTTATATGTAAAAGATAAAATCTTTTTATATTGTTTGAATACAAACACAAATCAACCAACCAACCAACCAACCAACCATTACCAAATATGAAAACCACAGCCACACCAACAGCCACAACCACCACTTTAGACCCTAACGTATGGGGTCCGCACTACTGGTTTGTGTTACTCACAATCGCAACATCCTATCCTAAAAATCCCAACGATGTTACAAAAAAAAAGTACTATGAATTTATTCAAAACTTACCATTGTTTATGCCATCCAGTGCAATCGGCAATAGTTTTAGTAAACTATTAGACACATTTCCAGTTACTCCATATCTCGACAGCAGAGATTCGTTCATTAAGTGGGTTCATTTTATACACAATCGAATCAATGTTTTGTTGAATAAAGAAGAAATATCCCTTCATGATGCTTTAGAAATTTATTACAATAACTATAAACCTAAACACGTTGTCGCGAGAGAAAGATACAAACATTGGCAAAAAATTGTATTTATCATTATTGTAATGTTATTTTTGGGATTTATTAAATACAATATGAGTAAATCAAATTAATTTTTACAATGGCTCAGATATTTTATAATCCAAGGAGATAATTTGTCCCGATAGGTAGGTTGGTCGACCATTTGAGCCTCCAACTGTCCATGTTTCAAAAGGTAATTCTTGATATCTTCAGAAATTTGGTTGTTCATGTTTTTTATATAAATTATATATTATATATATCTTGAAGTTCAATTTTTATATATTATTATTTTAATATAGGCAAACCAAATATTAAATTCACCAAAACAATAAATAAAAATTAAATGTCAATAACGAAAAAAAGAAAAATGTATATGACCGGAGGAATTCCAATATATCCAGGAGGATTTAGTTGCGTATTTAAACCACAGTTGAAATGTAAATCGAAAAATAAAAATAAAACACGAAGGAATTCAAGTCAATTCAATAAGAGGTCGGGTATATCAAAATTATTATTCAAAGAACATGCAAAGTTAGAGATGGATAATATTCATTTGTTTTATAATGCTTTAAAGCGTATTCCAAAGTCTCACAAGTATTTCCTTTTGACGAAATCAAAGATTTGTTCGCCTGCAAAAATACCAAAGCGCGACCTGAAAGGGTTTGACAGCATGTGTTCAAATTTCACAAATAATGATGTATATGAGTCAAATATAAATGCAAATATTGAAAATTTGCGATTGATAAATATGCCGAACGCCGGAGTCTCGATTAATGAGTGGCTATCAAACGCAGAGCTAACCAATGCGCGAATCATTCTTTTTAACAAGATGATGTCAGAACTCATTACAAATGCCATTGTCCCAATGAACAGAGTAGGCGTAATTCACAATGACATCAAGGAAGATAACATTTTAATAAGTTCATCAAAAACAAACCCAAGACCAACCATTATTGACTGGGGAATATCAGGTATATCAACATCACATAATCCTATCCCAGAAATTATTATAAATAGGTATATTTCTGTATCGAATCCATTTAGCAGCATCATTTTTACATCAGATTTTATGATAAGTTATAGTGGGTTTTTAAAAATGCATAATAATCCATCATCTCCTTCATTTCGCGAAGAACTCTCCTCGTTTGCACTTTCACAGTACTTGAAATTTAAAGATATTGGACACTACTCGCATATTGAACGATTTTTTATTGCCGCGTTCACCTATAAAGAACATTACATGACCCATTCCCATCAAGATGAACAATATTACAAATCCGAATTCGAATCCGATGATTTTCACAGTAAAGTTATTGAGAAAACATACCACAGGTATGCATCCGCATACATTACTGACGTGTTGATTCATTTTACCGACTTTGACACAGCATCAGGAGACGGAATCCCCAAATTTCAATATGCTAAATATTTTACTGAAGTATACATATTCAATTGCGACATATGGGGAGTTATGTGTTGCTACAATATATTTTTTTCAGTTGTAAAAGAGTCTAGAATCATTCAACACGTCAACACGACAAAGTATTTCAATTTCCTGGCGCGACTTTTATCGATATTTACCAATCAAATCATGGTCAATGGTCATGAAAAAATTAATGTTAAAAAATTAACTAACTCGATTACGAATTCATTTCATTAATTTTTCATTGATTTCATTAGAATGAATGAGTGAGGGAGGAGTTTACACAAATTGTGCATAATACGATGAGGTGATTATAGAACTTTTGTGGTGAGGCATGCCGTCATCATTATCATCATAGAGTGATGGTTCCACATAAGGAGCGCAAGATGATTTTTTCGCAACAACAATATTAACCGCATTGTTTATAATGTCATTTACAATTGCATCCACAGTTGCATGTATGTTATGAGCATCAGGAAGAGCATCAGGAAGAGCATCAGGAAGAGCATCAGGAAGAGCATCAGGAAGAGCATCAGGAAGAGCATCAGGAGCATCAATAGCAAAAACAGGATTTGGTGCCACTTTTTTTCGCATTTTAATTATAACATAATCATCTTCATCAAATTCATATTTTTTTTTATTTACATTTGCACTTGCATTCACTATTTCATTCATTTTTGTTTTTTGAACCAAAACTTTATCTTCTAAATATTCTTTTATTTCAGATGAATAATTCGCAGTATAATTCAACAAACTACTCACAACATTTACAACATGATAAACTCCTGTAATCAAATAATACTGAGTATAAAATAAATATTTATTTTCTTGAACATCTTTTTCTTCTTTATGAACTTCTTCTTCTTCTTTATGAACTTCTTCTTCCATTATTATTTGTATTTGTATATTATAATAAAAAAAAACCTTTATTATAATTTCAACTTTATATTTCTCTTCATGAAAAATAAGTATTGAAAAAAATATAAATTGAAAAAAAAATATATATTTTTATTTTTTGTAGTTTACAAGATTTTCAGAGATTATGGATACTGCTGCTAGTCAGCAGCACATGACAACAGTAACAGCAGCAGCAGCAGCAGCATGCGGCGGAGGACAAGGACGAAAGGGAAAAGAAAAAGGACAAGGGCATGAAGCTTGCAAAAAACAGCTTATGCTTCTTCAAAAACAAATGAATGATGCGCTCAGCAACAAACGCAGCGATGAAATGCGCAAAATTGTTGATGACAACTCTACATTGATTGCAACCACACGAGAAAAGGGCATTATCACCATGACGTTGCGATTTGCAATTCAAGAAAGCGACAATGCATTGATTGAATCATTGTTTGGTCGCCTATCGATGAAGCGTGACTATTTTGAGTTGATGGTTTACAAAGGTGACCCAGCGTACAGCGCTCATTTATTTGAAACATATGTCGATTTCGCATTGTTGGAACAAAAAGACATTCGATTCATGATTGAAAACGGCTTGACCCAGTTGCTTCGTCACTTGGACGGCAAATTTCTGCATGATGCAGGTGGAACCAAATCTGAATTTGAGAAGTCTTCAACTCTGCGTCGCTACTCGCTTCAAAATTGCGGTCACTACATCGAAAAAATCATGAAAGTCATCGAGAATAACGTGACGAAAGCCATTGCGGAAGATGAAAAGAAAAAAAAGAAAAGTCACCTTCCTCACGACATTTTGAAAACCCTGCAAAAAACTTTCGCCGCTTACGATATTATAGTTGACGGTGGAAGCGTTTTACACTCGCGAAATGGTCAGCCCAATCCAAATGATTTGCGCAAAATGATTGACTTGTTGAAAACGCGCGGGCATTCGCCGCTTGTTGTCATTCACGCATCGCACACCAACGTCAAACTGAACCCGACATATGCCCCAGATGTGAACAAAATTCTTGAAAAACAAGATGGTATCACTTTCATTACAACTCCGTCGGGTTTAAAGTTGAACGATGACCTGTTCATTCTGCTGGCATACTTGACTCGTACAGACCGCGGACTTCCATGCAGCATTATCACGCGTGACACATACACTGACCACATGGACACTTTCAAAAACACGCAAAAGAATGTGTCGGATGACTTTGGCAAGTATTTGGCAACTGACTTGATTTCATACACGAATGATGCATTCGGCCAAATGCACGTGCCTCCCACCCAAACAAAACCATACTCCAACTGCATTCAAATCGTCGAGCCGTATGCATACATTCCGCTACTGCCCACAACGCCAAGTATGCCACCCCCCGAATTTAGTCAAATACTTTTGTAGATTTCATATTGATTGAGGGAGTGGAGGAACCCTCGGGTGCAAATTGTGTGCGCCCTAATTTTTTTTTCTTAAACATTATATATACAAACAATAATAATGCCGGCTGCTAAATCAAAATGTGTAAAACAGACCCAGAAAAAATATACGACAAGGTCGTCCCCTCCTTTTCCTGCCAACGAATGTAAAAACCAAACAAAAAAAGGTAATAATGGAAAGTTCTTTAAATCAGTCGAAGATAAAAATGGCGTTTACAAGTGGATTGCATTAAAAATTACAAACAAGACTAGACGTAATTAACTTGAAATAAATTATATATATTTATTTTTTTAATATTTATTTTATCTCTCTTCTCTCTTGAACCCTGAATACAAGTTTTTTTCCAAAAGTAACATGGATGTATGAATTGCTCGGTTTAGGATTGTATGGATTTACGATGGCTCATTTTAGAGAGAAGAGAGATAATTCAAAAATCAAAAAAAAAAATAAACAAAAAAAAAATAAAAAAATAAAAATAAAAAAATAAAAATAAACAAAAAAAATAAAAAAATAAAAATAAACAAAAAAAATAAAAAAATAAAATAAAATTTACAATATTTTAATTTATACAAAAATATAAATTATAATAAAAAATTATTATAAAAGTTTAATTATACAATACGCACACAAGTATGAAATTCAAATTTGAGTTCATTATTTTTATTATTACCGCCGCATTAATTTTAAATACTTATTATGATGGAAAATATTTTAAAATGGTTGAAACGGCAAACGCACGAAAGTATATTAAAATGGCAACATTTGGATTTTTTGGATTATCCATGTATTTATTTTTAAAAAAGAACCCGGCAAATTCTCAGACAATAATGCATCATGCAAATGAATTGATTAAATATATGCCGATTAGTCGAGAATCAGCGGACATGTTGACACCATTTTTCGATATGACAAATAAACGCGCATTTTTCAAAGGAGCAGCGGGTGATAACGACGACGAAGCAGAAGACTGGTCCAGTTCTACATCTAGGCGACAACAATACAATATAAATAAAATGATGAGCTCGGGAGGAAATTCAGGGACCGGCGGTGGCGGCGGTGGCGGCGGAATAAAAGCCACAAAACGAAGTGTGAGCGAATCGAAAAAGAAATTCGTGGCAGCCCAACAATCGTGGAGATGCGGCGACTGCAAACGACAACTACCTAGTTGGTTTGAAGTGGACCATAAAATTCGCCTCGAACACGGTGGTTCTAATGCAGTGGATAATTTAGTGGCATTGTGTCGAGACTGTCACGGAAAAAAAACAGCATTTGAGAATTTTTAATACTACCGGTGGTTATTATGTGGTTGTGGTTATTAAAATATAATAATTTATATATATAAATAAATATATTTCGTTTTAACAAAAATATTTTAAATGAACTCAATGAATCCTGGTGAATCTACAATGTCTACTATAACTATATTATCTTTAGTTGTAGTCGGATGTATTATTATAAATGTTTTTTTATACCTTTCTCAAGATATATGGATAGGTGGTCTATTTACTGCCCTATTAGTTGTTGCAATCGGACTGACATATCGTTACAATGAGGTTTTTAACTTGAACATAACAAATTACAGTATTTCCACACTATTACAAACGTATTTTGTTCCAATTCTAACATATATTACGTGGGTTGGTGTATTTTACTGGTTGATAAAAGCAATTTATGATATTGAAGAAAATCCAGACAAAAGCAAATTTTCATTAATTTCTGCAGCAGCTTTAACTATACTTCTTCCCATTTTAGTGGGAATTTTTACAGCCTACCGTGACCAATCCACTGGTAAAAAAATATTGTATGGACTATTTGCCACATTTGTTTTATTCATTGGAATATATAGTTACTATATTTATACTTTAAGCAACGGTTGTAACAATCGCATTGATAATACAATCTGTTGGACATATGCCGCACATATCACATTTGCATGTTTTATTTCATTAACAGCATTTTTTATTTGGTTGTCAACAAAGAATGTATCAAAATATTTTCAACTACTACCGAGTTCTTTATTGATTGACCCAAAGTTGCCACTCAGTATATTTTCCGTGGTTATTTATTTACTGTGTTGGATATCATGGGTGATTGTATTTTTTCGTCATTCAAAAATATCAGATTTTTTTCAGGATGAGAAGGATGACGTTGTGAATAGAATATTTACATTAATTGGATTATTGACGTTGATATTGTTATTTATAAAACAAAATGAAACTGGAACAGAATTAATAAATATAATAGTGGAATTTATTAGACTACCGGTGTCTACCATCTTACTGCATGTATCTATCTTAACAATATTTATAATTTCCTTGTACTCTTCAGTAACATATATAACACAACAACAAAAAAATAATATTCATAGTACTGAAGTTAATAACATAATTTATGTTTTATTTGGAATTTTATGTCTTTTTTTTGTTAGCTATTTAGATGTATTATTTCAATTTATAAGAAAAAAATATGGTTGGAAATGGGTTATTATATTTTATTTAATATTATTTGGTATTATATTTGACGCATATTCTTATTGAATGAATAGACAATGTTTCAAATATTAATTTTATTCATTTATTTTATATAGTATATTATAAAGATATTATATAAAACATCAAACCAAACACATAATTCAAACACACATAATCTAAAACAAAAGTAAAATAAAATGGTACTTTCTACAACTGTCTACTATATTATGTATTTAATAATAATTTTAATAATAGCCGGATTATTATATGGTTATATTCATAACATCATTCATGACTGGACATTTCTAGTAGCAATAATTATAACATTTATAATTACAGGATTTTTCAAGTATATCGGAATACCAAACATTTATGTAGTCATCATTTTTTTATTATTATTAGCTTGTTCACTATTTTTCTTGAATAAACTTGCAGCAATTATTATGTGTTCGATTCTTGGAATACTAATGCTTCACTTGCTGTATAAAGTGGTTGTAAAAGGTGTAAACGTGACTCAGGAGGTCAATAATTTTTTTAATGACATGTCAGTATCATCAATGTCAGGTATATGGGAGTCAATCAAAAAAATTGCCAACTTCATATGCGGCTACAACATCAAAGGATTCTTAACACAAATTGTAAAAAATTCAATGTTAATCATTTTTTTCATGTATTTAGCCCTAGTTGTATATATTTATAAAAAACAACCGTTTCAAATCGTATCTGACAACAAATCTATTTTCTTATTCATCTTTTTATTCATCGGGTTTGCACTTTTGTCATTGCTTGCAATGGGATTTGAAGCATTTGTGCCCTTTATAACATCATTCTTAAAATACACAGTGTTGATCGGAATCGTCCTAGGAATCATTCTTGCAATTTTACACGTTTACAATAATGTTCCCGTGATTGCAAATACGGTTCTTTTTGTCATAAACATTGCAATACTTATTGGCATTTTTACCATGATTGTCAAATTCATTGGCGCAGAAGCACCAGGTTATATTTCTGGACCACCTACATGGTCAAGCTTACTTTTTAAAATGCTTATTTACTTACCTTGTTTGTGTTTGAATTTCGTTGATTCAATTAAAACAGAGTTGAAACTAGCACAGACGACAGGCTGGACCTATGTTATTATTCTTATTATTGAAATCATACTAATTGCGTTATTATTTATTCTTCCAAAAGCTTTTGATGCTGTTATTAATCATAACGGCGAAGTTATAGTGGACAGTGTACTGCCTCTTAATGTGTCAAATACATTACAAGCAAGTAGTTCAGATTCAAACAACAACAGTACATCCGCTCTGACGCCATCTCTTGTAGATAGTGTAATCAACAACGAGCCGATTTATAATTATGGACTGTCTGCATGGTTTTATATTCACCCTCAACCTCTCAATACAAATTCAAGTTATACTAAAAGTACTGTTGGTGTAAGTATACTGAACTTTTCAGGAAGTCCGACCATAAGTTACAACCCAGTTGATGCAAGTGGCAATGCAATAAATGCAATCGTGGTTAGCGTTACAGGTAGTACTCCTATAACGACCATTCCGTCAATTCCTTTGCAAAGATGGAATCACTTATTTATAAATTTTAATAATGGCATTATGGACGTATTTTTAAACAATAAATTAGAAAAAACAACATCAAATATTTTTCCAAATGTTATGACAAATTTAACTGTAGGAAAAGATAAAGGTATATACGGCCAAGCATGTAATGTTATGTACTTTCGAAATCCTTTAGGCAGTGACGCAATTTCGTGGATATACAACACACACAAAAACTTGAATCCGCCATTATCTCCAAACTTTTAACTTGACGATATAAATTCAAAAATTATAAAATCGTTTCATTTAGAAATAATAAAAATAAAAAAAAAATAAAAAAAAATAAAAAACATAATATTTATTAATTATTTCAATAAAAAAAATATAATTAATAATAATAATATCTAATACAAATTATATAGGTTAGTTTTATTTCTCACTACTACCATAGAACAGTAATGGATTTCTCTTTTACAACGGTTATTATAGTAATACTTTTAATTATTATTATTTATTTTGTTTGGACAATGCTTTCTTCTTCATCTTCAGTTGCTTCGACTGGTCATCAAGATGCAAGAAGTAAGACAAGTATTAATGTTCCAGTAAATACTAGTTCGTTCTCATTTGTTACTTGGCTTTACGTAAGTGAATGGTCACAAACACCAACAACATCAAAAAATATTGTTTCTAACACAGGGGGGACGCAAGATATAACTAGATTCAATTTAAGTTTAGATAGCAATAATAATATTTTGAACCTCTCTATAGGAAATGGCAGCACTCAACCAACATCAGTGCAAAACATACCACTTCAGACATGGGTATGTATTATTGTGTCTGTTAATAATGGTAACGCAGTAGACATTTATCTCAACGGAAAACTTGTCAGCACAACAAGTTTGTCAGCAACATATTCTTTACCTAGTGGAAGTTATGATGTAGGTGGTGGAATTACTGGTTTAATAAATGTAACATTTAACCCCGAACCAACAGGACCACAGGATGCTTGGAACATTTATTCTAGCGGAGATGGAAGTGGAACTGGAAGTTCTGTTACCGACTTTTTCAATAAATACAAAGTTCGTTTCGCTTTTGTGAAAGACAACGTGGAATTATCTAAACTCGATATTTAATATTTGATTTATTAAATTATCATAAATAAAATAAATTATAACTATAATTAATATATTATAAAATTATAGTTATAAATCTCTAATAAAATGTTATTTTATGGTAAAGAAATAAATATATTTTATATTATTTTGCTTGTAATTTTTATTTTTGCTGTTTATATTTCAGTTTCATTTTACATGCAAGAAAAACAAAGCGTCGCGCTAACAACATCTTCACAGTCCATTTTGAATACAAATAATTCTTCACCGATATCTATTCCACCTGATAAATTGTTGAACAGAGGTGCTTTTGCAATATCTTTTTGGATGAATATAAATTCATGGGTGCCAACAGATGCAAGTGCAAATTTTAATGTCATATCGCTTGAAAATAATAGTTCAACACCACAAGTAAATATATTCAAGTTGTATATTGATTCAAGCTGCAACTTAGTTTATAGTAGTTCTATTAGCGTTAAAAGTCCATACAATATAATGTGGAACTCGCAATCTTTGCCAATCAAAGAATCAGTAAATGTGATTTTAAATTATAACGGCGACGATGACTATGTCGAAGATGAAAATTATTTAGATGCATCTGGAAATCCAAAACCGATATATAATATGAACACTGGATTTACAAATAAAAATCGCGCTTTAGATGTGTTTATAAATGGGAGACTGAATAACACAATCATACTGACCACTTCACTAACAAGCACCAAAGAAAGCACATGTGCCAGCAATTCAGTGTGCGTGTCGTACACTGACTCATCCATGAATTACTTTACGAATAATAATATTCAAATCAGTGTTGGAGAATCAGCTAATATTACGCCTGGACCTATTGGAACAATATCCAATGTCAATTTTATTAAAGGTGGGTGTTCAATTGAAGATGCGCAAAGTATAAACAGAGCAGGAAATTCAAGCAACATATTAGATGACTTATTTTCATACAAAATTCGATTCGGTTTAGTCGAAGATGGGAAAGAAGTAAAAGTATATGACATATGACGGACGGACGGACAGACGGACAGACGGACGACCGACGGACGTATCAGTGAGCAAGTAATACAACAAATTCAAAAAAACAGAATTAAGAACAGAATTAAGAACAGAATTAAGAATTACAGCATGCCAATTGTTTATTTTCACGATACTTATTCAAGCGAATAAAACCTTCAAGCGGAAAGCTTCTATTCTTAACGAAATAATTATTTGAAACACTTGTTCCCTGAAAATTGCCGGCATTTGCCATGGTTGCTCCGTATGCCGAATATAATGAAAATCCGTTGCTTGTTATCGTGTCTGTTTTCAATTTTTGAAGACGCGTGCTTCCCGAAACAGCACCTTGTCGCGCAAACTGTGTGTTATTTGGCTTATAGATTGTACTACAATAATTATTTGCAGGTCGATTGAGGAGATTGTTATTATATGTTTTTGGATTCGTACAATACTTTGACTCGTAAACTTGCGGGCCATTTTGCGCATCTATCGGGTATAAAAATTCAAATGGAATATTATCATTTACGCTAGGATAGTATATACAACCTGGTTTTTTGGTAGTCGAAATTCGTTGAACTGCAGTTCTGCACCTAGACTGCAAATAACCCGTCGTGGTTTCATAATAAGACTGGCTCAACGTGGAAATGCCTGACCGGATTCGATTATTTTCAGGGTTGCACGAGATGCGCACTGTGTCATAAACGCTGGTAATAATTTCATAACTTGTGTCGGGGTTAATTTCATCTTTTTGGTCCGGAATTGGTTCAGCAATCGGAGTTATCGGAGTAACAAAATAAATATCCGGAACAGTTGGCTCATTGTTTTCATAAACAATGTCATAAATGGTGGCAGCCCCTGGAATATCAAGAAAAATTTCTTCTATAATTGGAGTGCTGATAAAATGTATCGGAATAGATATTGCACCATTATTTTGAATTTTTTCTTCTTTATCACACTTATTTTCTGCATAGGAGTCTGCTATTTGAAATGAATTCCCACCTGTTTCAATGCATTCGCATGACTCTGCATTTGTTTTATACACGCTTGACCCCGGCGTATCCATGAGCTGCACCGTCGCCATTCGTTTTTGGCTAGAATTGTCTGTTGATGAATTTGTGGGAACTAGCTGCTTGCGCCAGTGCTTTATCGGGCGCGCCTTAAACTCCGGTCCTATAAAATCAGCCTGATTTATATTGGATGGAACACCGTTTGCATTTGGACGATGCATGCCAGGAACTACGTTAAATGCAGTATCCGCCTTTGTCGCATAGTGCGGTTTTCGTGTTGTTCTTAAAGTATTTGAAACTCTAAAATTTTGTGGGTTATTTATTTTTGGAGTTGTCACCACTGTTGTCATTATTGTCAACTATTATTATCAATTATTATTATTATTTTATTAATTATTATTATTATCAGTTATTATTATTATATCAACAATAATAATAATATCAATATTTTAATAAATTTTAATACATTTAAATTTTAATACATTTAAATTTTAATACATTTAAATTTTAATACATTATTTCTTAATAGAAACTTCAAGTTGCGATATTGTAAAAGGACTTTGTATGAGATATACTTCATCATCATCAGGATGAAATTTATACAAGGAACAGTCTGCGTATTTGAGTCTCATTTGTTTAGTGGTTTCCGTCTCTTTTTTTCGTCTTGACCCGGCTTCATCGTCATCACCTTCGTCATCATTTTTTCTGCCTTCTTCCTGATAATCGGGATTGAACTGAAGTGACGTTTGGTATATTTCAATAATAGTTTGAAGAATTTCAAGCTTTTTTATAGGATCCGAAATTTGACTCATAGTTTCTTTTTGCTTTTCAATATCAGTTAATATTCTTTGAATATCATCACGAATGCGAATCAACTGTGCATGTCGTTCTTTGTTATGAACAACATTTTCATAATCAGAAATATATTTTTTATACAATTCAAGCTCTCTGTTGAATTCAGGAATTTTTACAGTAATTTCAGCAAGAGTCTCATCTTCAGATTTATAATTGAATAACAAATCCAACTTCAAATTGATAATATTTTCTTTCATTACTTCAACCTTTTTAAATTGTGATTCAATCAAATCCTGAAGATTGTGCGTATTTCCCATTTTAAATCCACGGCTTTTTTTTATTTTTTGCATTTTTGATAAAATAGAACGAATATTAGATGACTCAAGCATTTCTTGCTTTATTTCTAGTCTTTTATTTTCATTTGTCGACTGTATGAATTTCTGTTTTTTATATAAATTATTAATTATTTTTTTTCTTTCTTCAAAATAGTCTTGTTTCAGTCTAAAATAGTTCATAATCTTTTCATCATTTGATTCTTCAGCTTCAGTAGTCATCGTGTGCTTATATAACTATAGATACAATTTAAAATTATTAAAATAATTTAAAGATTTACAAATACATCACAATAGTTTTTGAATAAATATTCAATAAAATCGAATAAATATCACCACATCACCACCACATCACCACATAAACCATGGAAAATGTTATAAAACCAATGACAAAAGAATATCTTAAAAATTATCCTAAAAATAGAGAGTTATATAGAGTTGTAAATTTAATATGCAATGGTGTAATAAATAAAGTAAGTGGGCGATTATATACAGGTTCTGATTTTTGCATTGAAACTGCATTCAAGTATTCTATTCCGTTTGAAGAAGAGTGGGTTAGTGCTACATTGCGTAATTTTATTTATCAGTCACAAGCGCAACTGTCAACATTGGAGTACCACAACTTACAATTGAAATTGACAAATGATGCAAACGAAAGAGCAAAAATTCGAGAACAGTTCATTCAAGATTTGTTGGCAGAGCTTCAAGTTGTATTTCCTGATAGTAAAATAAACTGGATTGAAAAATCGTATTTTCCTCACGGGTACAACTATCATGAAGTCAAAAAAATGTTTATTGAAATTGATTGGACGCCATGACTGCCATGACTGACCATCCACATAATCACATAATCATTCAATATTCATTCATTCACCATGAAGGTAAATCTGTAATCAAATTAGCATGCGTGATATTGCCTTTTTGTCTATCCATTTTTATTGTTGCAGATACATTATTTAGTTTTGTTAAAATATATTGTTTTTCTTGTTGTTTTCTTCTTTCTTTTTCTTCAGGAGTAAGTTTTCCTTTGTATTTGTAATACAGAATACCCCCTAAAAGTATGAAAAATAATGCAAACATTGAGACATTGAATATTGTATTGTAGTGTTGCGACTTTAATTGATGACATCCTTTCAACACTCCACTAATAAATGACTTTACGCCGGGTTCAGTTAAAAATGGTTTGTCATCTTGACTATGACCCATTCTAAAAAAATTCATTTGAATCAATCTATGTGGTGGTTGTGGTTGTGGTTATGTAAGGTGTAACTGATGTTTTTACTTTTATAAAAGTGACAGATATTTTCATATTAAATTTTACACACAATATATAAAATTTAATATATTTGTAATACAAAGAAAGATTATTATAAAATAATATTTTTACTAAATAGAGAAACAGAATAAGCAAATGTCTACTACTACTACTAGTACTACTACCGATACTTCTTCAACACCTGCGCCAGCTTCCGCAACCGCAACCGCAACCGCTGCCGCCGCATCTTCTCTAACATCTCTAACCTCAAATTCAAAAGCGGCTCAAGTGATTGACCCAGCCACCTCTATTTTTGTTTATATTGGAGTTACAGCTGTTTATTTTGTTATGAAATACATGTTTCCTGATAAGTCAACAATTTTATTTGCTATTTATTTTATTTTAATCCTTGTGAGCCAATTTATTTTGAATATATATTTAGCCAAACAAATGTGCAACAGTCCTTCCAATGTTGGAACCGCGGCTGTTGCAACAATTATTCCATGGGTTCTTATTTTCGGTTTACTCAACTTATTGCTGACAATGTTTCCTGGATGGCTTGCCGCCTTTTCGAATACAATCGGCTATGCTATTGCAAGCGTTTTCGGCGTGTCGTCACTTTTTACAGAAAAGTTATTGAATGATACTGGAAAAGCGAAAGATAAAGATGCATTTATTGTCATTAAAAATATACTAAGCGATCCTTCTACCGTTATCAACACGCTGAACACTGACAACCTTGTAGGTTTCTGGAATAAAAGCATTAGTGTCGAATTATTCAAAGACGGACTTAAACAGGTTGATGACAATGTAACTGCCGAGAGCAGTCCGTTATTTTTCGAACTTAAACAATATATTATACTAAAAGACCTTATTTCTTACTTTATATGGTATTTATTGACAGGAATCCTTATTACATCTATCAGCTACAATTACATGTTGACCATTCCATGTGTGCAGACTCCTAAACAAGCACGAACTGCAGCTGCTCAATTTTTAGCAAATAAGAATAATGCGAAAACTGCTGCAGATGCCGCCAAGTCAAATGCACCCGTTTACAAAACCGATGGAAAATAATTTTGTGAAACGAACCCTATGGATAGTTTATATTTCTATTTTTACAAATTATATCAGAGAGAAGAGAGAATTATAGTCTTTACATGAAATAAATAAAATATTAATGTAATTTACTTTATTTACTGAACCATTTTGATGAAACAATTATATTCATATTCGCATTTATTTCAGTGTCAATTAAATAATGATTATAAACTGATATGAAATATTTTTCAAACCATCTTTTGCTAATGATTTTATATTCTTTATCAAATGCATACTTACAATAAGACTGGTATATTGTATATAGTGACTGACTTGTCAGTGGGTGTACATTCGCATTCGCACTCTCTATTTTAGATTCTTTATATTTTTTTATAAATTCCTCGATTTCTGCTCTTTTATTCCATATATTTGATCGGCATCCCACATGAATCAAATACTTATCATCCTCAATGATGATGTCTGGATAAAAATGTTTTATGAGTCCTAGCAACATCTTATCTGAAACGTTATTATGCAACAGCGTCGTCGCAGATCGTTTGATTGATTTGTTGAATAATGACAACAACTCTTCCAACTCTAATTCATATTCTTCTTCTTTGTCTTCTTCTTCGTTATTATTTTTTGTATTATTCAAATCTATTATATATGTATTCCAAAATGACATAAAACTACAAACAAATGGTAAATGTTTACTTGTTCTATTTTTTATAATTGTATTTTCAAAGTTATCCGGCAACTGCATAACGTCAATGTCCAAGTTCAACTCTTCATAATGTGTTGACAGCAACTCTTGGAGAGAATGATTAAAAAATATATTTGGAATATTCTCTTCCTCAATAAAAATCTTCCACAAATACAACAAATTTTTATATGTAATGGTGTATCCAGGACATTCCTCTGTTGTTGCATGAATGAACCTCGCCACAATTTCGAGATTCGTATTATTTTTTAAATACAGTGCATGATTTATTACTGAATAGTCATTACAATACTTTTCTAAAAATAAATCGGCAGACACGTATCGCGTTGAATAGTGAGATGCAACGCATAACAAATCAATAATGTGAGGAATAATGTGCGACTTGAAATAGTCGTCTAGAATAATAAACCCGTTTGATAAATCGCACACATTGATAAGTCGGCACTCTTCATTTGCATGTTCATAGTATTTAAATTTGAAATGAGTCAATAAATTAATTCCAAAGTATTTATAACACTCTTGACTTATTTCCTTTATACATGGAATAAATGTTTTTGAATTAATGAAATAATGAAGTGAATTTTTTTTATGAAGAATGTCACCAATGGTAGTAAGAAAGTATTTTACTGTGTCTTTGTTGTGAAAAAGCGCAGGCGTAAGCAGTCGTAAAATATTTTGAATTGTTTCTGACTCTGGTATAGATTTTAATATATTATTCTCTCGAATTCGTTTTATAATTTGTATTTTTATTTTATATTTCCATGGCATCAAATCTTTATGACTTGCACTAATGGTTGTTAAAATAGAGTGTTGAATGTTGTCCTCTTTTATAACTTCATACACTTTATCACCAGAGTAAATAAAAAATAACTCTGTTCCAGAGTGATAAAAATAACGCGTTTTTGCAAGAAATTCTTCAATAAATTCATCCGATTTTTCTTCAAGTGACTTTTTTCTCTCTTCTCTCTGTTGATACTGTTGAACAGTCGTTTCAAGAATCGTCGGCAATACATCTGTAATATGATGAATCAATTTTTGTTGAACATTTGGCATACTACTGTATTTATTATACAACGCTGTAATTATGTTTACAGCTTCCGCGATGTCGCTGCTATCATTTTGGTGCTGGATTGTATTTTGTGTGGTCGCTTCGAGCTGATTTATCATATAAATATATACGCGGGCGTGTATATTTATATATGCATATGTTTATATAAATTATTATATTTATTTATTATTTATTTGATTTTGTCTAATTGTTTCCAAATTTAACTATATTAAGAGTAAATAATTTTGTATAAATTTTTTAAATAAACAAAAGATTTTAATATATATATAATTTATATATAATTTATGAATCCAGTTGAGGAAGAAACTCCAGTTACAATTGCGGAAGAAACTCCCGTTGCAGAAGAAACACCAGTTGTAGAAGAAGCTCCCGTTGCAGAAGAAACTCCCGTAGTAGAAGAAGCTCCCGTAGTAGAAGAAGCTCCCGTTGCAGAAGAAGCTCCCGTTTCAGAAGAAACGACTCCCGCTGTTGAAGAAACGACTCCCGTTGCAGTTGTTGAAGAAACTTCAGTTGCAGAAGAAGCTCCCGTTGCAGAAGAAGCTCCCGTTACAGAAAAAACTCCTGTAGTTGAAGAAACTCCCGTTGCAGTTGTTGAAGAAGCTCCCGTTGCAGTTGTTGAAGAAACTCCCGTTGCAGTTGTTGAAGAAGCTCCCGTTGCAGAAGAAACTACTCCCGTTACAGAAGAAACTCCTGTAGTTGAAGAAGCTCCCGTTGCAGTTACAGAAGAAGCTCCAGTTGCAGTTGTTGAAGAAGCTCCCGTTGCAGTTGTTGAAGAAGCTCCCGTTGCAGTTGCAGAAGAAACTCCCGTTGCAGTTGTTGAAGAAACTCCCGTTGCAGTTGTTGAAGAAGCTCCCGTTGCAGAAGAAACTCCAGTTGCAGTTGCAGAAGAAATTACTCTCGTTGTAGAAGAAACTCCAGTTGCAGAAGAAACTCCAGTTGCAGTTGCAGAAGAAACTCCAGTTGCAGTTGTTGAAGAAATTACTCTCGTTGTTGAAGAAGCTACTCCCGTTGCAGTTGCAGAAGAAATTACTCTCGTTGTAGAAGAAACTCCAGTTGCAGTTGCAGAAGAAACTCCAGTTGCAGTTGCAGAAGAAACTCCAGTTGCAGTTGTTGAAGAAACTCCAGTTGCAGTTGTTGAAGAAACTCCAGTTGCAGTTGCAGAAGAAATTACTCTCGTTGTAGAAGAAACTCCAGTTGCAGAAGAAACTCCAGTTGCAGTTGCAGAAGAAACTCCAGTTGCAGAAGAAACTCCAGTTGCAGAAGAAACTCCAGTTGCAGAAGAAACTCCAGTTGCAGTTGCAGAAGAAATTACTCTCGTTGTTGAAGAAGCTACTCCCGTTTCAGTTGTTGAAGAAGCTACTCCCGTTTCAGTTGTTGAAGAAGCTACTCCCGTTTCAGTTGCGGAAGAAACTCCTGTTGTAAAAAAAAATACTCCAGTTATAAAAAAAACTCCATTATCAATTAAAAAAATCAGAAAGTATAATAAGTATAATAAATTTTTCATTAATATTTTTAATATAAAAAAATAATACTCTTATATTTTTGGAACATTCATTGCATTCGAATTCGCATTCGCATTCATCAGACTTAAAAACATTTTGAACCTGTGATTTAAATTGTATACATGGGTTTCAAGGTTTAATAAATCTGATGAAACATCAAATGACCTCAAATAATAAAAATATTTCTGATTGTGTATTTTTATTTTATTCAGAATTGTGTCCAACTCATTATGCAATTTTGTGCACATTTCATGAATACCTGTCAACGCTTTGTTTATGCTTGTTTTTTCATGAACAGTGGTGTCTGGAATCTCTGAAATATAACTTTCAATCACTTCCAATTTGTAAATAATATCCAATGTTTCTAATTTTGATTTAATGTACGTCTCTCCGCACATGTATTCCGATAAAATTTCATATATTTTTGAATTTGTAGCACCAATCGAGCGCAACACCGCATCCCTTTGTAATAAACTTGCAACAACCAACGCCATTCTAAAAAATACTTGTATAATAAATATATATGTTATATAAAAGTATAAATATAAATTTATATACTTTTATATAATTAATTCAGTTTTCAATTTCTATAATGTTTCAAGTGAAAAAACTAGTTTCGCACGCAGTTGTACCTAAAAGAGCCACAGAAGGCAGTGCCGGATTGGACATTAGTTCGTCCGTGGATGCAACTATTCCACCTCATAAATGGTGCGCCATTTCCACTGGCATTTCCATCATGGTTCCAAAAGACTGTTATGCAAGAATTGCACCGAGAAGCGGGTTGGCATTCAAATACGGAATCCAGGTTGGCGCTGGAGTCGTTGACAGCGACTATACGGGTGAAATAAAAGTTATCCTGTTCAACCACGGGGCATACGATTTTACAATCAAAGCAGGCGACAGAATTGCACAGTTGATTTTTGAGAGAATATTCACAAATGAATTGGAAGAAGTTGAAGAGTTGGTAAAAACAGAGAGAGGTGCAGGAGGGTTTGGTAGCACGGGATTATAAACAACTATTATTTTATATTATGCATTATGAAACAAATTATCAACCGATATTTTATAAGCCAAAGTTCTGTTACTGTATTTCTCTTGTTTATATTGGTCCTTCAAATGAAATAGACTAATGCAAGTATTATGTAACATTTTTTTTAAACGTTCTTCAACCGCATCCAAACTCCAATAATCATTTGAATTATTTTGCACCCATTCAAAATAACTCACAATGACACCTCCGCTGTTGCACAACACATCAGGTATTACTTCAATGTTTCTTTCAAGCAATATTGCGTCAGCCTCGGCAGTTGTCGGTCCATTTGCACCTTCTGCAACAAGCCTGCAACTTGAACCGATATTTTGGGCAACATCTTTTGTTATTTGCAGCTCTTTCGCGGCTGGAATTACAATGTCGCATTTCATTTTCCAAAAATCTTGTTCGCTTATTTTTTCAACGTCTTTAAACGCAGGCGAACTCTCCACGTTGAGTAATCCTCGATTATCAGCATTATATTTTTTCAACATTTCAACGTTCATGCTAGATGCGTCATTGAATTTATAATATCCGGTGTGGTCGCCAACCGCCAAGCACGTGTAACCAAACTGATTTAAAAAATGCATCGTCCAAACGCCAACATTTCCGAAACCCTGTATAATGTATGTTTTCAACGGATCATCTATAAAATCCTTGTGATGTTTATTCCAATAGTCAATTGTTAATGCAACGCCCAAACCGGTGGAGTGGTTTCGCCCCAAGGACCCTCCACAATCCACACTTTTACCCGTAAAACAGCCCAATTGTGATTTGTTCGACACATTGCTCAACTCTTGATATTTGGAAACCATCCAGTCCATTGTTTGACTTGACGTTCCGATGTCCGGTGCCGGTATATCAAGAGTTGGCCCAATATTTGTATAAATGGCGGCACAAAATGCTTTCGAAATGTTTCGATTTTCATTTTCTGAATACTTTCTTGGATTATACATGACACCCCCCTTTGCTCCGCCAAACGGTAAATTATGAAGGGCGCATTTTATTGTCATCCAAAATGCCAGTGCCTTGCATTCTTCCATGTGAACCTCTTCGCTAAAACGCAGCCCACCTTTATATGGACCCAACCAATTATTATGTTGAACGCGATATCCAGTAAATATTTCAACTCGGTTATCATCTAATACAACAGGAAAATTTACAATAATTTCCTTATTATGCACATTGAGGCATATTAAAAAGGTAGCATCATAAACAAATGTTGTAAAAACGGTTTCCAATTGGGAACGAAACAATTCCGTAATTTCACTCTTACTCATGATTGAGTATGACTACGTAATAAATGAAATGGTTTGATGTGTGTATTTATAAAAAAAATATAAATTAAACTAAATAAATACAAATACAAATACAATTACAAGTAAAAGTACAGTTATAAATATAACTAATATATTTTTAAGTTATTTATTTTTTTTTATTTATAATTAACTTCTTGGTATTGTTACTCCAAGAACACTTTGTATTTTATTAACATGTGTCGGATTGTACACGCAAGTTCCTCTTTCAATTTCAGCAACAATTGAAACATCAAAGTTGCATTTTTGTGCCAATTCCTTCTGCGTCATTTTTTTTTCACACCTTGCTGCGCTGACAGCAAGGGAAGTTTTTTTTGAAACATATTTCGTTTTTTTTACATCGTCGTCTGATGCGGCTGCATAAATGCCGACAGATGCCAATGATGACGATGTTTTCTGAGTTGTTGCAGGTGCAGTTTTTTTTTCTGCTGATTTTTTATTAAAAATAACGGGTTCCCAATCTTGATGATGCGACGACATTGATGACTTGTTATGAGTTGACTGATTTGATTGACTGATTGATTTTTATTGAGATTTTATTAATTATATATATAAATTCAATTTTATATATAATTAATATTCAGTTTATAAATATAAATAAATAAATAAATATTTACAGTTTATCCCCAAATTTGATACTCTTTTTCGAGTTTCACATTGTGCAACATTTGAAACGTTTTGTTTTCACTTGAAAAATAACTCGGTGTCAATATACTCCAGTCCAAATTCTCGTGAAACAGCGTTACCTTTGTGTATATGTATCCAATTAATGCACTGCACCAAAAACGTGACGTTTTTTGCGGATTGGGGTCTTTTTTGTAATACGCTTCTATCCAGTCGGTTACCACGATATCATACGGTTTATCATAGACAACTTTATGAATTTCTTGTAGTGTAACACTGTTAAATAGTTTTTCATACTGCTCTTTTGATTCACAAATCAAACGTCTGAGATAAATTTTTCCCTGATATGTTTTTAAAAATTCATCAAATTCGACAAATTGAACACCGAATTTTTTTTTATTATCTTCGGGGTCTGGAGTATCAGATATTCCCGATGTCCAAACGTACACACCTTTCAACTTGGGGTTTGTCATATCCGGGTCAACCACAACCATTCCAACGTGAGAATAATCGCTTTGGGTCATGAACTTAATGAACCAGCTAAATATTCCCCATGAATTGTGTTGTAAATCGTCGCACACCAACAAGTCTCCCGTTTTCAATGTTGCCTTCAAATTACTCAACTCGTCTGCATCTAAAAAAGTATTTGACTTCAAATTCATTTTTTTGTATAATAGTCGTGGTGACGTTGGTGACGTTGGTGACGTTGGTGATGGTGGCGGTGTTTCATTTAAAAGTGTCATTTCTGTACCTTTTTCTACATTTTCGTTTCGATTATTCATTTTGTTTTTTTTTTGGTTGTAGTAGTATTGTTTATTGGTATTATATTTAATCGTTTTTTTAAATAATTATTATATATATATTATTCAAAGATTATTTTAAAATGTCGGGTTTTTTTTCAGATATTATGACGGATATGAAAGGGATGGAGCAGAATTTGCTGGGTCCTGATTATTTGTATTGGAAACGCATATTGAAACCATCAGATATGGGTATGTCGGACGAAGGAACTTTTGACGCACTTGCTAATAATGTTGGCGGATTGATCAACTATGTTGAAGTGCTTGTGTCTGGAAAGGGTGGTTCTACAACAGGCGGTCCTTTAGGTGATAAGTTTTTTTTAAAAACAGGTGGTCAGTGCACTGACGTTGAATCAAACAAATTAGTTGACCGATATATTTACATTAATAATGTTCCGAGCGGAAACATCCCATTTATATCATCAGGTCTAGGGGGAACTGAGTTTACAGAATTTGAGGGATTAATTCCTGGAACGCTAGGTGATTTAGCGAAACTAAATCCGCTAAATATTTTCAAGTCATTCATGATGGGCGAAAACCCGCCGTGCATGTCAGTTACGCTCGCCACGATTACTCCTGTAACCGACGCAAATTTAAATGACACCGGACAAGACAATTTTGGAACCGACACTAAATTTGTCGCAGTTGCCGATGTGAAAAATATGGACCCGTGCACATTTCTCGATAAAAAAAATCCGGCGGACCCTACGCAAACATGTACTGAAACATTTATAAACTACAACGGCGGTAATGGTGATGATTCAGATTCATGCTCATCGTCGTCATCATCATCAAAACACAAATCAAAATGCAAATACAAGTATGCAGCGATTCGAAAAAATAAAATAAAACAAAAAAAGAAAAAAGATTCAAAAAGGTCAGGTTATCAATTTGATAAAATCGATTTTTCAAAATTACCAGATGACGTTTATGTAAAGGCATTTTATGCTTGCATAAGCATATTTTCTCTCTATGTTTTGTATCGATTCATTCAAAGATATAATAAAAAATAAAATAGATGACCTTGTCAAAGTAAAAAAAATACGGGAACTAGGGCTTGAACCTAGGACCTCGGAGTTATGAGCCCCGCGCGCTTCCTCTGCGCCATCCCCGTTGAGTACCACCCACAGGTATCGATCCTGTGCTTGCCTTTTAATGAGAAAGAGATAACCATCAAACTTTCGGACATTGAGTGTCTTGATTGTGTTCGACGATAAGCCGCCCGCCGTGGGAGTGGTTTACAGTTGCAGGCTGTGTTTTGCGTCGCTTAGCTATGACGAGGAGCTTCTGTAAAGCTACTGAATGATATTATTCCCCCAACAGGTTTCGATCCTGTGACCTTCCGCTTATAAGGCGATAACCATCATCAATTCGGACTCTTGCGAGTCAAGGTTGTAGACGACGGTGTTTTAGACGCTCTGCCGCTGAGCTATAGGGGATTAATTTTTGGGTATATTTTTTCCAATTTTTTTTTCAGCTTACTTTGAAGCCTTTTTTTGAGGAACTGAGAGGATTCGAACTCGCGACATATGAGTCGCTTGGTTTTGAAGTTTCCAATTTCCCATTAGACCACAAGTACACATTTGCGCACTTGCTTATAACAAATATGCATTAATCCATATATTAAGATGACATTCCAAATATATTGACTTGACTGACAACTATTAAAATAATGTTACAATTAATACATTACATTATACATTATAAAATGTTTTGTATTTAATTTTTTATTTATTTTTTTTTATTATTTCTTTTTTTTTTACTATTATTTTTCCTTTTCATAGTTCGTTTTTTATATTTCTTTACACTGCCACCACCGTAACGAGAGCGTTTTAACGGCCTTAATGGTTCTTCAGATGGTGACAAGTCCGACGACGAAGATGACGATTCAAGTGGTTCAGACATAAAATCCGATGATGTTGCAACTGGTTTAGATTGTAAAGACGCATCAGTAGACGACGCATCAGTAGATGATGGTTCAGACATAAAATCCGATGATGTTGCAACTGGTTTAGATTGTAAAGACGCATCAGTAGATGATGCTTCAGGTTGTAACGAGACATCAGTAGATGATGCTTCAGGTTGTAACGACGCATCAGTAGATGGTTCAGACATAAAATCTAACGATGATGTTGAAACTGGTTCAGGTTGTGACGACGAGCCCGATGGAGATGGTTCAGACATAAAAGACGACGACGAGTCCGATGGAGACGGTGACAAATCCAACGATGATGTTGAAACTTGTTGAGGTTGTGACGACGCATCAGTAGATTCAGTAGATGAGTTACCCGTTAACAAATTACTAATCGTGTTAAAAATACCACCTTCATTTTCACCACTTACACCAGCTTTGCATTTTTTATATTCTTCATCACAACTCTCAGGCGTGTTTGGTGTTGGACTAAGAAAATTAATAAGTGCATTTCTTCCTCCAAACATTTGGCGGCGTCTATATCTACGTTGACGCCGTGTCCTGCTACGCTTATTCATTCTTTTATTTTTTAGAGTTTCTCTTTTCATTTTACTAAATTTTATTATATATATATTAATTTTATATTATTATTTTTTCATCATTAATATAAAAATGCTATTACTTTTCATTTATGGAGCAAAAATTTGACGATTCCCTATACTTGTATAAATTGACCCTCCGCCAGATTTGAATGAGTTATTTGCACCCTTCTTTTTTGGCGCAATACACCCTCCAGCACGACACCTTCGAATTGCAATATTTCGACTAGTTGTGTCTTTGCTTCTAAAAGACATGGGAGCAGTTGTTGCTAAACCCACCTTCATACTCCCTCCGCCAATTGCATTATTTTTAAGACGCTCAATTCGTTGAGAACTGTCTTGCGGAAATGATATAGGCTTTCCAACTAAACCTGTGCGTTTATGAGGCGGTATTTGATTAAAGGTTGTTCCAAAATTTCCATGCACATTTCCGGCAACCTTATTATCCATATTTTTGACACCATTTGGCTCCCCTTTAGTTTTAACAAACGTACGACGACCCATTGCAAAGACGCTGTCATTGGATGACGGATAAAACTGTTGCGGCATCGGATTCACGCTTGTCAGCGTTGCATTATTTCCACGCTGTTTTATTAAAATATGACTATCAGGAGGACCATTAAAATTATATTTCAACTTGAATACCATTTTAGTTATATAACTTAATATGATATAATATATTATGCTTAATTAATATATTGTATTTTGAATGAGCTGTTATTGTTATTTACACTTTTATTATATAAAATAAATTAAGAAATATTATTAAAAGCGCCTAATTGCTCTAAATGCAGACTGAGAACCACTATTCAAGTTTCCACCATTGCTCGCATTATTGTAGTTGCGGTTAATCGCCTGAAGCTTCTTAAACGTGGTGTAATCTGAACCGTCGTACACATATTTCACATTGCATGTGGAAGATGGAACACCAGTTTTATCAGGATGCGGTTGAACTGCTCCCGCCATTTTCTTCCACCCATTCAATCCACCTCTTACAGAACTAATTTGCGTTGGACCGCCTGAAGTGTAATTTTTACGATTCAATAAATCTCCAGCATTGTTTATAGCGCGAAATGGAGTTGCAGCCACTGGCAGATTTTTTACAGTTCCAGTTGCAGCTGCACCGTTCCATGCTTCTCTCAACGTTACTCGCGACATTTCTCTTTCACTGCTGCCATCTGGACCACCGCTGCCGTTCTTACTTGATCCACCACCTAACAGTTTCGCAGAAAAGCCATTAAAAAAACCTCCTAAAATCATCTTCATTTTTAAATGTTCGTATATTTAATATATGATAATATTATATAATAAAATAAATAAAATTAAAATAATGAATATCACAAAATATATATATAAAAGATATTAATGATAATAACTTAAATTATATACACGTGAGTCATAATGCAAGCAAAGATTGATTTCAATTTAGAACACATCGTTCTTGCTCTCGAAGATGTTGATAAAAAAATTATGGATGTAGAAGATGGTTATACTCTTCAATATGATATAGAAACTAATAATGGTTATGCAAACATTCAACTGGATGAAGACGCATTATTGTTGCAAGGTAGAATGTTTTTTGATATTTTCCACATGCCAAAAGACAGTATTCAAACCACTGTTAAAATTTACAGGGATAAAAAATCTTCAATTTTACAATGTGAAATAAAAGGAAATAATGATTTGGCAAATTTAGTATTAGTAGAGATTTTACAACGATATTATGCCATCTATAAATAAAAATAAAATATTTTCATACAATATAATAACTAAACTCACAATCACTGTAAAATGGTCTGCATGAAAAGCTGCATTATTGCAACAATGTTCATCGTTGCAATGATTTTCACCATGTACAATTCAGACAGCACTTTGTCGATAAAAGAATTTACCGCCGTTCTCTCCGAAAAACAAAAAGCAATCTATAAAAAGATTGCAGACGAACGTCGACAAATTTATTTCAAAGGGTTTGGACTAGGTCTTGTATTATCACTTTTATTTTTATTTTGGAAAAGTGCGACGAAAAATTCATACAAAATAAATCGATTTTCAACAATATGCGTTGTTGGAGCAGTCACATTTATAACCAACTACTTTTTTTATATTCTCTCTCCAAAAAGCGACTGGATGATACTTCACATTGACGGAGAAAAACAAAAACAAGCATGGTTAAATGTGTACAGAAAAATGCAATACAACTATCATTTAGGAGCAGTACTTGGACTTGTGGGCGCGTTTTTTATTGCCAACATGTTTTGTGATTAATGGGACTAACAGGTGTGTTCATGATTCAGGATTACAGGATTATATTTCGATTATAACTTTCTAAAAAAGAGAGAAAGAGAGATTAAACAAATAAATAAAATAAATAAAATAATATAATATATAAATATTGTATAATAAAATGGCTTCTGCTCTCCCCATAGTAGACGATGTATTAGGAGTAGTAACTATAGATATGCCTGTTAAAAATGTGGTAAGGTTAATGAGTACTTCATTAGAAAATAAAAATGCGATTAAAAGATTATTTGGTGATAATTTTTTTAGAAAACTAGAAAGAGTGCGGATTGTTAGTGAAGCAAAAAAAATGTTTGATACTAATTCTGCATTATTCAAAGCTACATACTGTACTGGACAACTTACACCACAAAATTGTGATATTATTGAAAGTTTTATGAATTTTGCATTAAATGAAAGAAGCTGTGATGTACCCATCAAGAAATTTGATGAGTTATATGAAAGTCAAAACATAGAATTATTATCTAATATATTAGATAAAAATCCACATCCATTATTTGTTGGAGATAAAAATGCATTTTGTCAAATACTGGCACTAAAGCCAAAATCTCCTAGTCACGAATTACAAATGGAAATGTCATTATTATGTGGTGAATCACTTGATGGTAGTGAAGGTGGTTCAAAAAGAAAAAGAAAATCAAAAAGAAAATCAAAAAGAAACATAAAAAGGAACATAAAAAGGTATAAAAGAAAAACCTTCAAAAAGAAAAAATAAAACATATCACAATAAATATTTTTAATTTTACAAATATTTATTTTACATTTATTTTATTCTATTATTCCGTCATGATTCGCGGGACTACATTCATCGTTTGCAGTTCTTGAAACAGCAGCTTGCATGAATATGGAATTTCAACGTACGCGAAATCGGTTCGATTGTCGCACATTTTGCAGCAGTGAATGCCCAACGCGTCATTATAAGCTGCAACCATTCCGCATCTGGAACACACATGGACCTGGTATTTATCTGAAACATCGTAGAGTCGCTCGCGCGTGAATCGTGCAGCTCCGTGCGATACCATGCAGTTGTGTGCAACGATGCCATTTGCAAGAAATGAATGCGTGTCTTCTACACTGATGTCATACACGTGTTGCGGGCCGACATTGATTCTCGACACAACCTCCAAATTCATCGTGGGAAGTGAGGCACTTTCGCGATACACGCCATATACTGTAGTATCGGTGTCATAATCTTTAATATCGTCATCAATTATACCTTCTTCTTCATTAAATACTTGTTCATTCACGTGGTCGTGGTCATCCATTTTTTTTTCTGACTCTGCATCATCGCTTAGAAACCAGCTGAGCGCTCCAATTTTTTCCATGAATTGTTCCGCAGTGGGAAATGACTTGGATGTGAATTTGCCAAATTCTGTGCCTTTAATCAGGTGATCCGTAATATCGTGTGTGCTTGGAATTGCGTATTCATGAAGCAGCCCTTCAGTTTTCTTTAGTTCTTCAACTGCTTGAATAATGGCACTCTTTGTGGGCACAATCTTGTCCGGATTCTTCGATTTGATTTCCTTGAAATGCGTTATTTCATCAACACGATTCACCAGCCAATTGTGTTGACGGCAAACTTCTTCACGCAAGCGACGATATGAAACACCGGCTTCAAGACGCTGGGATTTGTGGCAGCAATAACGAAATCCGATTTTTTCGGAGAATGGTATAAGTTGTTCAATAGGAAGGTGAAGCGTCAACTGAAAACTTCGGTTCGACGCATCATTTTTATCTTTCAATTCGAATTTCTTTCTAGATGAGGATGTTTCCCGAAAATTCTGAATCGTTGTATTATGAATACCACATTTGGCAAGTAGTTTCTGCATATCTTCAAACATTTTTTGCAATGATTCACGATGCTCATATGTCTTCGATTTTGAAAATGAAACGGATGTCATAACGTCGCGTTTCCCCCTATGCAATCCAAGAACACATGTGTGTCCGTCGCCGCCAAACATTCCAGCAAGAAATTCACGAATAATGGGGCGTGGACAGTTCTCATTCAAAATAAATTCAGGAAGTGTTCCTGGTTGATCTATTTTTCTTCCACGCAAGATTCCGCCAAGTTGAAGAATATCATCAAGAAATTCACTCGGAATGTTAACAAAATAGTAATTTTTCGTTTTATATTTCATCTGGTTAATTTCGCAAAACATGGTTATATCACCGAGAAATTGTTTAACATCAATTACATGTCCAAGTGAAACTGATGCCTGTTTTCGTGTACCATCTGCACTAATACTTCCATCGGTAATCAAAAGTCCAAGTATGCGTGCAAATGCAAGCGTTCTCATATATTCATTATAAGTATCTGTCCTGAGCGTTCGTGTTCCTAATGATTGTGTCCAACCACCACATTCCGCAATTTCTTCCTTGACTTTCATAAGTGGATAAGCAACGCCGGTTTTAACCTTTGTTTTATGAAGTTCAAGGTCCTTTACTTTCACCCATTCATTATTTGATGTTAATACTGGGTGTTCTTCTGTACATATGATTTTCCTACCATCTTCAAATGTTAGCTCAACACAGTCACGCATTCCCTTATCCATAAATGCGCATTGTTTTGAAGGAACCATACCATTCTTGCTCTCACTCCACCCAAGAACATGTTTTTTATTTATATCCATTTCTTCAATCATTACTGATAGCCCACATCTTAGAGAAACGGGTGTGTCTCCCTTAGCACAATCTTTCTCCATTTCCCCAAACCGTAATCCTCCATCTCGCGAGCGGCCTTCCGCAGGCTGACGCGTGAGATTTACCATTGGACCGATGGACCTGCTGTGTTGCTTGTCGTTGACCATGTGTTTTAGGCGCTGGTAGAATGCGGGACCGATGAAAATGTCTGAATTGATTTGTTCGCCGGATAGGCCGTTATACAGGAGTTCATTTCCGTTGTTTTCGTAGCCGAGTTTTAGGAGTTCATTGCGGATGGTATAAACGTCGAGTTCTCCGAATGATGTTCCGTCGCCGAAGAGTCCGAGTTCGAGGAGGACTTTTCCGAGGAGGGTTTCTTTGAGTTGGGCGATGGTCATACGGGATGGAATGGCATGGGGATTGATGATGATGTCGGGACGCTGTCCGCTCTTTGTGAATGGCATATCCATTTCTGGAATGATGTTTCCGATGGTACCCTTTTGTCCGTGACGACTGCTGAGTTTATCTCCGATGACCGGCTTTCGAAATGTGCGAATGCGAACTTTGCAAATGACGTATCCGTCCCCGTTTCGCTCCGTGTAATTCTTATCGACGTAGCAGTCTTCTGTAGTCCTGTGCATTTTACTGGCGTCTTCATATTTGATTACTTTTGTGTGGTCATTCCTATTTTCCTTGATGGGCATGACCTTGCCCATGATAATGTCACGATTTTCAATAACGGAATTTTCGGGAATAACGCCCTTGCTATTCAATTTCGAATAATTTCCAAATTTCATTCCTTTTGTTTTTGTGGAATCTGGTCTGCATCGAATTTCCTCGTCACCGTTGATTTTCTTGTCCTCGTCCTTTTCAGTGTGATAAATGGTTGCGCTGAATAAACCGCGGTCGATTGCGCCCTTGTTGACAAGGATGCTGTCTTCTTGATTGTAGCCGGTATAACTCATAATTGCGACGATGACGGGTGCGCCGGATGGAATCTCGTCGAGCTTTATCATGCGCATAACACGAGTATCAACTAGCGGACGCATTGGATTGGATAGGACATATGCCGTCTTGTCCATCCGGTTGTAAAAGTTCGTAACGTACATGCCCATCGCCTGCTTACCCATTGCGCAATTTGAACTTGCAAAATTATCTCCAGCAATAAATGAATGATTATCGTGTTCAACTTCAATGTCAGATATCATGCAATCTTCTTGTCTTGTTATAGACTCAATTGGTATAAATGCCAAGTTATTAACAACTTGAATATCCCTCATCCATTCTTCGATATTGCCACAATACTTGTTTTGTTTATTATTTTTTTTTGTTTTAAGGTATTCAGTAACTTTAAATGAATGTATATTTTTAGTGTTACAATATGCATAACCAACTGTGTCATAATATTTTATAATATTATCCATTTTACTTGAAATAGTAAATGATATTTTTACTCTTGATTCACTTATTTTACTTTCTTTCACATGCAATGTATTAATTCCTAATCTACTTAATATTAAAACACATTGATTCATGAATGAAACCAGAGACTCCTTGTAAGTTGGATTGATTTGTTGTGATGTCTCTTGAATCTTTATAATATATATTCTTTCAATAGTAGTTAACCTTCTATCAATTGTTTTATCCCATCTGATTTTGCATCCATCTCCGCCTTGAAACCCTCTCATGAACTGAAGCCCATATGCATTATTGTCAACTATCCAATTTGGAATGCTATTTCTTACAGTTTCTGTTTTTTTTCCATATCCTATTCCCATACTTATTAAAAGTGCTGGCAAACATCCATTATAAATTACTGCATATGTGTGGTGTGTTTGTTCTCTGTCACTATCTTTACTTTTAAATGTTCTTGTTCCTTCCATTATTTTAATATCTTTGTCAAATCCAATTGATTTCAAATCATTTGTAAACTCTAATGCATCACAATATTGTCCGAAATCAAACGAACATTGAAATTCTTTATATAAATAAACACCGTCATTGTTGACATTTTTTCTATTTTTTTGGTATATATTAATTGAACCATCAGCATATAAATATCCAATTATTCTTGACAATGTTGTTAATTTAGGATTATTTTCATAAAGCGGAAGCAATCCGATATTTTTTAATTTACTAACATATTTTTGTACTTTATTTATTTTTCTATTTTTAGTTTCGTCAATTTCGAGTTCTTTCATCTTATTAATAAATTCATCTTCACACAATATGCATTTGTCTCCAATTTTATTATCTTCAATGTGTGTGGGAAAGTGAGTTATTCCAACTCTTAATTCGTTCTGTTGAATCAACTCACCCACAGTTTTCCAACCACAGTTTGTCATGAATTTATGGTCTTCTGTTGCTACAATTTCTCTTCCACTAATAGTTTTGACCTTGTAAACAGGATTATCATTTTTACGAATAAAGTGATTTACAACTTTAGTTTTAACTACTTCAAATGTTTTGGGACAAAATGACATTACACTGTCTCCAATTCTAACATCTTTTATTTGTGTCCTTGTTCCATCTCCCATAAGAACATTTTCATGAACTCCGATGCATTGATAAGTATTTCTGGGTGACTGGTTGTGCTCTGGAAACGGAATGCACGATGCCAAGATTCCAAAAATGGTGCTCGGGTGAATTTCGCAGTGGGTATAATTGTAGGTGAACTGTGAAGTCGGAGTCGGATTTGATGCATTTTTCAAATCTGTGCGTTTCATTGCAATCATGCTGAAATTCTGTTCCTCCGGGTCAATGTATTCAATCACTGCATTTTCAATCCTGCAATCAGTTACCAGGTCGTCCCACGTGATTTCACGGCGGTCCAACTTGCGCAGAACATCCGACGTGATAAATGTGCGATTATTCTTTACACGCAAAACCGGGCGCATAATTCGCCCCGAGTCATTGCAAATTCGAATTTCCTTGTTTCGAATATCAAAAACAACCGACGTGTAAATATTAATAATACCCTTGCTTTTCTTATCCTTGAATGCATTGTAGAGTTCAACCGGATGAGTGCTTATTCCTACCCACGCACCATTTACAAATACCTTTACTGCATCAACAAGAACGTTGCTGTTGGCAATTGTGTCGAGACATTGAATGTACGGTTCAACCTGCTTGTGAAGCGAATCGGCGTGACTCGGAATGGTGATATGCGACATGTAGCTGATATTTTTTACGACACCGACGCTTGCGCCTTCAGGAGACTCAGCGACGCATAAAAACCCCCATGTTGTGTTATGGAGTTTTCGCGGCGGAATCAGTTTTCCACTTTTATCAATCGGCGTACTTACACGACGAAGGTGGCTCAAACTCGACACATATGTTAAACGATTCAAAACTTGGGCAACGCCCACCTTATTTGTGTTGACATTTTTGATTCCAAAATCTCCAGTTGACAGAGCGCGCTTAATTCCATTTTCAATTGTTGTTGACTTGATTATCTTGTATGCATTCGTCTTGTTAATAATATTCAAGTAGTCTTCGGTCGACCTCCACGAGCCTGTATTGATTTCACGAATGACCTGCTTGGTCATATCCTTCACCACCTTATTGAAATAATTTCGAAATAAATTATTCAGTAAAACACCTGTCAAATCAATGCGCTTGTTCATGTATGAGTCGCGGTCATCTTGTTTTATAATCCCTAAACTGCATTTGATAATTCGTGAAGCCATGTACCCCAAATAGTATATCTTTTGTGCCTGAGTTCTGCAATGAGGAAACAAATCAGAATTCAAGATTTCAATTGCAAAATCGCGCTTCTTTCTTGCTCCCGTTTCTTTATCCATATTCAAAGGAGTAAACATGACAATCGACGTGATTTGACGCATCGCATCTTCATGAGTAAGAACCGTGTTGGCATCAATGACAGACGCGCGAAGTGCCATAAGTATTGACTCATTATTTCCTTCCTTGTTTTCAATATTAAACACTATCTTTTCACATATTTCCTTGTCCGACAGCACGGACAGCGCCCGAAACAACACAAACAACGGAATCGGTTGTTTCACACGCGGTATCTGAACATAAATCGGAAATCCAAAACCATTATTTTTGCTTGCTATCATCATATTAATTTGTTTCGGAGAAATACATTTAAAATCAGGCACAGACTTTACTTCCGCTAGCCACATCCATTTCGTATTTCCTTTAGAAACATTGTAACAATACACTTTGTTTTCAGCCGCCCTTTCTTGACCAAGCACCGTCTTTTCACTTCCATTTATAATAAAGTAACCACCTGCGTCATATGAACATTCTCCCGTCTCAGCATTACTAATGTGAGCATACTGATTCAATATGCAAACTGATGACTTCAACATGATTGGCATTTTACCAATGTGAATGCTCGGCAACACCTTGTGAAACGTTTGCACATTCTCAAGCTGTTCTCCTGAACGAACAATGTATTTTATATTTGCATCCACTGTCATTGTAGATGCATATGTAAAATTTCTTAAACGCGCCTCTTGGGGAAACATGAGTTTCGTAGCACCGTTGTTCTCATGAATTTGAGCACGATAAAGATGAAATTTATCAAACGTAACTTCAATCTCCAGTTTATATTTTTTATTTTTTTTATCAAAATCTTGCTCTGACGCAATCGTCACTGGATTGAACATTCCAATTGTTCTCTCAACTTGAACCCCAATAAAATCATTGTACGACTCTATTTGATGCCTCACCAAACGTTTCAAATGTTGGTCCTTAAAATATGAACTTATAATTTTCCAAGGCGCTTCCGAATATTCGCTTTGACTGTCGTCATAATCATTATATTCATCATTTGTTTCGAAACCTCTCCCATTACTGTCTTTTTTATTCATTTTCACGTGTGAAGTTGAAACAGCCATTTTATAATGTTCGTTCTGACTATTTTATAAATCAATTTATATTTAAATCTTTTATCATATAATATAAAATGATTTATACATTTATTTAAAGTAAAAAGATGTGTCCAAAATAATGTATTTTTTTATATAATAAATATAATATCAAAAAAATACCAATCCATTTTATATTCATTCATTCATAAAATAAATTAACCAATAACTAGCAACAAAATAAAAAGAAAATAAATGACAGAAATAAAAAAAAAGATAACCATCAATCGCGAACATTTAAATCCATCATTTTCACAAAAAAGAAATAACGGTTCTATAAAAAAAAATAGAAAACTCCCTGAATTTATAAAACCCAGTGAACTTAAAAATAATTTGATTAAATTATTGAAACAAAAGAGAGAAGAAACAAAAAATGCAACAAGAGCTCATTCTGTTCCTCTTGATTTTAGTAATAATGACAGTACTAATAATAATAATAGTAACAATGACAAACAACAAAAAGAGCCTTTTAATAGAGAAAAATATACAAACATTTTTTCAAAAGACTTTGAAGCATCCATTGATTATTTAAAAAAATTTAAAAAAAATACACATCCATCTTCAGTAACGCGAAAACATCACTATAATAATAATAATAATAATAGTAATAACAATAGTAACAATAATTCAAGTAAACTTCAAAATGTTACACTAGATGTACCCTCGAATTTAATGCTTCCAATTTCATCAAACATTACAAGACATGTTACAGGAGGAATAAACACAAACATGGATACGGACATGGACACAAACATGAACACGGGCGTTAAACATGACGAACCATTATCACCTGTTCTGCATTTAAAACAGCAACTACAAGAGCTGCAGCAATCTTTATCTACTTTGAAACTAAACATACCTCCACCACCACCTCCTCCACTACCACCTCATGAAGTGTCTCAAGCGCCGGCGCCAGCGCCACCACCTCCTCCGCCTCCGCCACCACCTCCTCCGCCTCCGCCTCCGCCTCCGCCTCCTCCGCCTCCGCCTCCGCCTCGTTCATCTTTGAAATATGACAACTTCATCAATGACAACAATCATGATGATGATGATTATGATGGCGCGAAAAATAACAAAAACAATTCAATGATTAAACTCAACGACGATGTTCCATATGGAGCAATGAAAGGTGGAACAAAACCATCATACAGACAATTTTACAATAAAACATTAAAAAAAAATTCATTCGATAATAACAACATTTACAATTATAATAATGAAAACAAAAATACCAGTCACCTGAAAAAAACCAGTCATAATAAAGTAAAAAAATATAAACCTCAACCAAGAAAACTCAAACAAGTTCGAAGAAAAACTACAATTAAAAAATACAAACTTGGAAAACATGGCAACAAAATAAGTATTTTAATTAAAAACAATAAAACCAGAAAAATAATTCAAAATGCACAACGCGAATTAAAAAATGTTCCAATTTATGATGTAAAAAATGCACTTATTAAAAATAATTTATTAAAACTTGGTTCTACAGCTCCATCCAACATATTACGAAAAATATATGAAGAGTGTAATATGACAGGAGAAGTTGTAAATACAAATGGAGACGTATTTATTCACAACTACATAAATGAAACAAGAAAAATTTAAATGAATTTAAACATCTTTAATAAAAATAAAATCAAATTATAAAATAAATAATATCTATTATTAATATAAAAAAAATGGGAAATGCTAGCTCAAGAACAGTTAATAGAGATGATAGTGTAATAAAAGCAGAAATGAATGAAATAATGACAAAAATAAATGTTCAGAACAAACGCCTTGACGAATTTATTAAAAACAGAGAAACAACAGCAACAGACCAGTTGAGTGAAAATAAAAAGAGTAAGGATGAGGAACAAATGAGGTTAACAGGAGAATTAGTTGCTTTAAAAAGAAGACTAACAGAATTAAATGACGAGTTAAAAAAATTAGAAGAAGCCGCATCTGCATCTCCTGCCGCTGCCGCCGTTGCTCCTGCTGCTGCCGCCGTTGCTCCCGCTGCTGCCGTACCCGCACAAAATCTTGATACACCTAGAACACAACAAATTTACAACCCCAGAAATCTACAAGGCTCTCCTCCAAACCTACCTGATTTTGAATATCCCGATCCCGCCGGTGGAACAATAAAAAGAAAAAATAGTAAAAGAAAAAATAGTAAAAGAAAAAATAGTAAAAGAAAAAATAGTAAAAGAAAAAATAGTAAAAGAAAAAATAGTAAAAGAAAAAATAGTAAAAGAAAAAATAGTAAAAGAAAAAATAGTAAAAGAA